TGCATAATTCAATAGATTCGTCAATTATATTTTGCATAGAAGTATCATCAGTAATTAATCCTCTATTTTTAGAAATCCAATCCCTAAATTCTATAATAGCATCAACTGCGATTTTCATTTCAGCAGTAATTGGAGGCAAACTAATAAATTTACCATATAATCCAATATAAGCTTCACAGAATTTATCTACAGTTTCAACAATTTCTTCATAAAAAGTTGTTAGAGCAGAATGTTCTGAAAAAGAATCTGTACTTAAATGAGCAAAATGAGTAGTTGTAGCTAGAGCTCTACAGCGAGCAAAAAATTCAGAAGCAATTGCATTGGAAATTCCTTCTTTTGAACTTGGATCTTGAGCTTCTTCAGGCGGATATCCAGGTTTTGTAGCTTCAAATAAAGCTTGTTCTATTTCTTTTTGATTAGCTTTACGTGTTCTATTAAAACCGCAATCTTCAATAATAGAAGTTAATTTATTTTTATATTTATTATCCATTTTATCCTGCCCTTGTTATTGGAGTTCCAGTCATAACTGGAGATTGTTTTTTTCTTGGCATTTTTACTCCAGGATCTTTAAGTCCTGCTATACCATTTGTAGTATTAGTTGGAGCGGTACTAACCGCAGCAGGAGCACCTTCTCCATCTTCTTCTAAAAATTGTTTAAATGTTTTCATAATTCTCTTAATATTTTTGCGATTTCCATATCTAAAGGAATATCAGAGGAAATTAATTTAGTTCCATCATACAAAATTTCTGTAGGCATTCTATTTAGATAAACTAAAAACGTTTTTAATGCACTATAGCAATTATCATCTAATTTAAAAAACAACATTTTATTTACAGCTATAGTTGGTTCAAAAACGTTATATAATAATATTAAATGATTTAAAATTAACCGTTCAGCTAATTCGCCGGATTTTTTATATTTCTTTAACAATCGTTTAATGTAAATTATTCTTTTTAAATCGGAATTAAATTCAGTCATAGAATAATGCACAGAATAATAATGTTTTGCAGCAAATAATAAAAAATTATCTTCAGTCAAGTCATCCATAATTTATAGGTAATAAGTTTTAATTTTGGTTAAGATAATTATTTGGAGTATTAGCCTGCTCCAAGTCAGTATTACTTACTTTAGCATTTTTATCTGGATAACCGTAAAATGTTACTTTTGCCTTTTTTCCAATACTATCTTTCTTAGCATCTTTAATTGTTTCAACTAATGATTTCGTTGAATCTTGTTCTACATCTTCTAATCTATTTTTTAATTGTAACCATGCTTTAAATGCAGGAGAATTCTTAATTTTATCGCGAAGTTTTGCTCCGGTAATTCCACGCAATTTATATGGATCTAATCCTAAATGTCTATAATAAGTTACAACTTGGTCATAATTACTAACTTCATTAATTTGTTCAATTTCTTCTGTAATTTCAATATCAGATAAAGAATTTTCTAATTTAAGCGCTTTAATACTTTGTAAATCCATTTATATATCTCCTATTATTTAGTTTTGTTTGGTTTTACTGGATGCACTGGAGTTGGATGACTAATTGAATGCGATGGAGTTGTATCTATATGTACAGCATGAGCAGTAGGCGCACGATGAACCGCTAATGAATCTTGTTTCTGTGCAATTTGTCGCGAATTATGCATAGCAGAACTAGAAATATTTGGTTTCTTTGGCATAAATTTAGATAAAACGCGCTGTTTTAATCTAGGTTCTACTGGCTCTGGATGATGCTGTTGATGATGTTGCATTTCATAATTATGTTCATGCTCTCTGTTTATAGTAGTCATTAATGCAGTATCAGCTTTATTTTCACTATCAGATTTAGTTATCTGTTTTTCTCTATTTGCAAATTTACGAGTATTTTTTAATATTTGTGGATTAGTATATTTTGAATACAGTTTAATTCCAGCATAAGCTGATTTAGCAGATAATGCATTATGGTAAATCCTAGTTGAGTTATCTTCATTTAATTCAGTAAAATTTTCTCTATAATGATTCAGTAACTTATCTTTAAATCCCATTGATACAGGAGCATTATTTGAATTTGATTTAGAAGTTAACTGTGCATGAGATGGATCCATTTGATCTTTCCCAGTAGAGAATTTTCTAGGTTTAGTTCCATGAAAATGCTTTGATGGATCAGTAGATTTAAATAAAGACTTTAATTTATTATGCATTTGTTCATCCAATTCCACGGGGAACCACCTTTTTAAAATTTATTTTTTTAATTTTATTCAACACTTTTCTAGTATTTTCTTTATCTTGATCAGATTGCATACTAACTGTTGAAGACGCGGTACTTTGCATAGGACCAGTAGCTATTGGAGAAATATCATAATTAGGCGATTCAACTGATTCAGCAACTCCATTATAAACAGACCATGTTCCTGGAGTCATACTTCTAGTATCAGAAGAATCAGCAGGAAGTTTTAATGGAACAATTTTATTAACCTTTTTCTTCAAATTAATTTTTACAATTTCTTCTAAACGTAAATCTGATTTAAATGTTAAATCTTCTAAAATATCATAAATAAATTCTCTTGATTCAGTTAAATCCAATGATTTTGAATTATCCACAGTAATATAAGAGTTAAATAAACTAATAATTGCTTGTCTATTTGCATTTCCAACACTAATTCTATCCAATGATTCTTTTAAATTTTTTCTATCTTTTAATCGTTCTACAGCAATTCCTAAATTAGCCTCAACAACAATTAAATGCGTTGTATAACCAATTGTTTCTAATATATCTTTAGTTATAACAAACCCCAGATCGAATAAATTTCCAGTAACGAGTATGGAATATCTTTCTAAAAGAGAATCTTGTTTTTCCGATTTAGCTCGTTTAAATACTGCGTCATTATACAACATCTCATCAATTTGAGTTGACGTAAATTCTACAATACCGTAATTAGATGCAATATCTCTAATTACGACATCCTTTCCGGATCCAGGAGATCCGATAATAAAAATTGCTTGTTTATTTTGCATTTTAAAATAGTCTTAGTTTGTTTAAAAATCCACGAATATATGATTCATGAACATTCATACCAGATTTAACATCACTCATCAATTCTTTTGCATGATCATCTGAAACGTGAGATGGAACTCCTTGTCTAAATGAATGAAAATCATTGTTTTTAGCAAATTCTCGCATTTTAGTTCCAGACATACCAGCAGTTCCTTCTGCATTTGGATCTCTATGACCAGCTGAACGCACTTCTATCTTTTTAAAATTATAATATCCATGTTTAGACGGCACTCCATTATATTTATGTATTAATTCTTCCATATCTTTTGTGCGATCCGAACCCGCAACATAAATTAAATGATCATGACCTTTATCGTGTAATTTAGATAAATGATGTAATAATGTTGGAGATTTAGAATCAGCTACAGAAAAATTAGTTCCAGGAGAATATCTAGATAAATGTTTTAATTTGTGTTCTGAAGTTAATGGATTTTTCTTTGGATCATGACTACCTGAAGCGATAATATCATGATCAGCATTTTCTTTTTCTGCAGTAGAACGAACAGCATTAATTAACTGTAAGTGCCCAGTTGTAGGTGGATTCATTCTACCAAAAGCAGTAACAACAGGATTTTTAGTGCTCATTAACGTACCTTTAACAAATTAGCTTTAGAAAATTCTTCTCTATTAACAAGTTTAGTTGGTTCTCCATTATGATGAATAACAAATCCTTCCGGATTAGTTCTTTTGTCACCAATATGGTGTTCTAATCCACCTTCATGTTGATTTAATGTTTTGGTTAAAATATTTTTAGCCGACTGTAAATGGCCATGCATTTTTAATAAACGATTATAATGATCAGAATTACCAGCAATATGAGATAGATGACTAGTCAGTTCAGTATGTTTTCTAGCTTTACCTGCATCACTTTTTAACTTATCAATTTGTTTTTCATATTTACCTGCTATATGATTCTGCAATCCATCTGCAGAAGGTTTTTCGCCAGTTCTAACCGTATGATTAATATATGTCGCTAAATGCCCACTGTCACCACCATGAGGTGCTGTAGAATCATATATAGTATCTTTATGCGCTTTATGAATTTTATCAGCGGCATCCATATGTTTTTGAAATTTAGCTTGATCGGATTCGCTGTAATGAACGTTTTTGGTATCATGTTCTGGAGTTTTACTCCAAACATGATCATGAGATTTAAAATTATGTAAATCTGGATGAGGATCAGCTTTCATAGAAGATAAGGTATCTCCATGATACTGAGTATGAGTAACAATACCTAATTTTGCTTTTTTAACTTTATCTGCTTCTTCGCCGTGAGCAGTATATTTAATTGTATTTGGAGTAAATGATACGGATCCATTATCATTATGTTTCTTATCATCTCCACTAAACATTAAATCGCCTTGATATACACCCTTTTTTGGAGTAATTTTATGTAAATGATCCAACGAATCTTTTAACTTCTCAACTAATCCAGGAGCATGGCCATGGTTTTGCTCAATATCTTCGTGAGTATAATTTATTTTTGGATTTTTATTAAATGCAGATTTACTGGCTACAAAGAATTTACCATTCTCTGGATGATGACCATATACGATGGAAGGAGATCCATCGTATTTCATGGTAAGGTTAGTGCTATGTTCTCCAGATTTAATTGCATCATGCGCATGATGCAATGCACCTCGAGCATGAGCATATCCATTTGAACCTTCAAAAACTCTATCTTCTGGATGTTTAATGTGCTTTAATTTAGCACCTTCTTCCTCGTTCTCAACAAGAAAATCTTTAAAACTTAGCATATAACCTCTCTGGTTTAATGTGTATAATATAATTAACTATTTATATTATAATAGTTTTTCTTTAATCCAGTCAAGCACATTTATAGTTGGAACCCAATCTGTTGCTAACTTAAATTTAGTATTATCTGATAAATTATTTAATGCCTCACCAGCGGGTTTTTTAATATAAACAATACTATCTGATAAAGTATTAGCAATTTCATTAATAGTTTTTGTTTGTCCATATCCAATATTAAATACTTGAGCTTTCCACATATCTGGGTTTGCATCAAAATTAGCAATACACCGTATATTAGCCTGAGCAATATCTTTTACATGTATAAAATCTCGCTCTTGGGTTCCATCACCAGTAACTGTTAATGGTTTACCATCTTTTAATAATTTTTCAAAGATACCCAATACTAGCGCATATTGGCCAGATTTGGGAGAACGTTCGCCATAAACATTAAAATAGCGAAGAATAACTGATTTAATTCCGTAAATTTCATAATAGTTTCTCAAAAATAATTCTGCTGCATATTTAGTTGATGCATATGCGTTTAAACAATCTTCTCGCTCAGTTTCTTTTAATGGAAAATTTGTATTTAATCCATATATTGAAGAAGTTGAAGAGAAAACAATACCTTTAATCTTATTTGCTTTTGCTGCTTCTAATACAGAAACAACGCCTTTAATATTAGAATCAATTGCCTTTCTTGGATTAGCAATAGAAGCACCTAATCTAGATTCAGCGGCTAAATGAAATATAAATTCACACCCTTTACTAACTGAAATTAATTGTTTAGTATTACAAATATCAAAATGATAATTTTTAACGTTTTCATTAAAATAAAATTGATCATTATCAGCTGACAAATCATCAACATTAACAACGGTATAACCAGAGCCAACTAGTGCATCAATTAAATGACTTCCAATAAAACCGCAACCACCAGTAACCAATACTTTCATATATCACCTTTTTTTAAATAGATGCCCTATTATAATATAAAACATCTATATTGTCAAGCACTTTTAATCAAGGAAAACGGTTTTAAACTTTTCCATAACTGTATGCGGGTTAAATTTTTCTACTAATTTAGAATAATTTTTATTATATAATTTAACATTAAGTAACATATCGCGCAATTCAATAGCATTATTATATAATAATCCACTATCTTTTAATAAAGTTATATGATGTTTATCACGACCACCATTAAAACAAAATACAGGTTTATTATGAAATAACCCTTCACAAATAGCTAAACCAAAAGATTCTCCATCGCTTCTACCATGAATCATCGCATCACAAGATAAAATAAAATCAGTTTTTTCTTGTTCATCAATTATTGGATCAATAAATATAACATTTGGTAAATTAATGAATTTAAATGTATTTACAAATACAAAAACATAATCTAAATTTTTGTATGCAAATTGAGCAATAGTTTCTAACACAAAAGGAATATCGAATTGGTGCAACCCACCAATTCGACCAACAACTATTTTATTTTTATCTATTCCTAATTTTTCTCTAAAATTAGTTTGTTTAGTTTTTGGTAAATCAACTATATGTGGAACAAAATCAATTTTACCATTACTAACATAATCCGACAACCATTCTGAGATATAAACATATTTGTCTCCATGAGGCTGATTAGCCTGAAATACTGCATGAATTAAATTTTTAGATTTTGTTGTAACTAAACCATCATTAAATCCACCTTTAATAAAATAAGTAGCATCAACATTATTATCTTCTACTATTTTATCCAATTCAGCAAGAGAAGTATAACCGATTACGGTAAATTGTTTCTTAACTTCCACCAAAACATCTTGTTGCGTTAATGAATCAGAACTAACTCCAGAATCACTAAAATTTGTAGGATAAACAATTATACTCTCATTACCTAAAATTTCCTGATTATATTTTGCATAATCTAAAATTGCCACAGTGGTACCTCTATGACAAATTGTATTCGTTTGAAAAGCTATTTTCATTTTAATTACCTATAATATAATCAATGCAAACTGCATATACTCCACGGCTTTTATAAAAATCAAAATCAACGTTTTTTGTAAAATCCAATATAACAAGGTTTTTAAAATATTTTGCATGCTTATCTGGATAAGCCCAAATAAATTCTTGAGAAGTTAATGTAATATCATCTTCTTGATGCCAAAAATAATTAAATCCAGTGTTATTCAACGCAAATACAGCATCTTGATTTTTGCAATGAATCCATAATTTATCCTTTCTTTCCAATAAAAAACTAAAAGAAGTTTTATAAGTTGGAGTGTCATGCCCTAGAAAATAATCTCCATCTATAAACCACAAATCAATTTCTACATCATATCCTTTAGATATACATAAATTAATTTGATCGGGATGATTTTCTGTATCTGAACAAGGTCCAGTTAAATTTCCTCTATGCGATATAATTTTCATATTAATATTGTTGTATTTTATTTCCCTTTCTAACAACACAATTCATAATTTTTTGTTGCTGAACAGGAATATTTAAATGGTTAATAGCATTACACAATAGTCCATGTGGAGGAGTATCATGACTATTGCTATATATTGGATTAAAAAATTCTTGCATAATAAATTCAGAAATATTTACAATATTATTTTTATTTGCGATTAAAATACAATCATTAGGATAAACATTACCCGAATCAATAATAATAGAATTTAAAACATTATCAAAATTAATTGGGTTATATAATAAATCGCAACGAGTCTTAATAACCAAATCATATTCATCATATTCATTCATTATTTGAACAGATTGAAAAAATTTAAGATATTGAAAAAATGTAGTTTCTAATCCGGTAAATAAACTATTAACATCTTCAGGCAAATTATAATGTAAATTACTATCAATACTAATATTTTTAACATTAATTCCAGAAAAAATATCAGCAATTTCTTCATTGGTTAGCCATGCATCTTCATTATCTCCAATTAAATTTCGTATATATGGATGATGATTATACTGTAAATTATACGTCGACACAAAAATATCAGGATTTAAATGTCCAAATGTTTGTAAAAAATTTTCTTTACAATAAGACCAAGTTCTTATGTTTCCAACTAATAATATTGCAGTTTTCATGGTTTAATAATATATGCAGTAGGGGCTTTAATATTTGTTCTATGCAATTCAATACCAAATTCTCTTATAAATTTATCTACCCCATTAGCTTCGCTCCAACTATGATATGCGTATTCATCAAATACAACAATACCACCTGAAACAATATTATCCCAAAAATTAACTAATGCATCATATGTTGGTTCTGCTAAATCCATATCAAGATATAAAATGCTAATTCTAAATCCAGGTCTAGAAACAACAATTTGTTTAGAAGTTTTACTAACATCACCTTGTATCAATTCAAACTTAGAAGTATTAAATCCAGCTGAAATAATTTTTTTAGATATACCATCATATGAAATAGAATTTAAATCTAAATCTTTATCTCGATCAAAAACTTGTTGCATTGTTCGTTTATCAGTTTCATCTTTTAATTCATCTACAAATGATGGATTAAAAAAATCAAAACCCATAACCTTTTTAATACTATGCGGTTCATTAATATCCAAAATTTTCAACCAAGATAATAAACCAGAACCTTTAAATACCCCGCATTCTACAATATCTCCAAGTAAATGTTTTGTTTTATCGTAAAATTCAAATTTACTATGTAATTTATTAAAAACATTTCTATCATTACTAAAAATAAAATTATTAAACGAATCATAAATATTTTGATTATCATGTATATCTGATTCATTATTATATAAATTCACCATTATTTTTCAATCCTATAATTTTTATTACCATCAAGCCTAACAATAGAAATACCAATTGTTTGGCTATATTCAATTCCAAAATCTGCTATTAAATGATCCATACTATAATGATGTATCATTGGATCAAGTTGATATGGATAAGTATTTAATCTATTTAAATATATTTTAAATGCATCGAAATTACATATTGCCATCATATCGTTTTGCGGCATATGAACAGCACCATCACCAATAAAAATTAATTTAGGATTATTGGTACATTCTTGTAATATATATTCATAATTTAAAGGTTTATTTAATAATATATCAAATCTATATCTTATAACTAAATCATATGTTCCATAAATATTTTCATGTTGTAAAAAATCATTAAATACTCGTAATAATTTTCTTTTTTGCATATCTTGAGGGGGTCCAACAACCTCAGGTTCTATACCAAAATTTACAACATTAATACCAGAAAACATTTGTTTAATTTGATCAGAATTTTTAATAATATTCATTTCATATTCTTTATGAAGATGATAATCTGACCTAAAAATTTCATTATACGTGTCAACAAAAACATCAATTTGATGATTGGCGTTATACAAATTTTCTAAAAAATTTTGTTTACAAAAATCCCATGATCTTATATGACCTGCTATTAAAACTGCTATTCTCATACACTAACTCTTTAACCAAGAAACAACTGGACCTTCTCTATCTGTAACTCTGTTTTCACTAACAATACTATGATATTTGTGAACTACAAAACTTCGATTAGTTCCAATAAAATACTTAAATAAAGAAGAAAAATTAACCCCACCCCAACTCTGAACAGCTATATGTACGAAATCAAATAATCCAACAGAAAGGAAATGACAAGAAAAATCTCTAATAACATAACAAGAAGTAAATTTTATGCTATTATCAGTTATATTTACTTCAGGACGGTTATTAAAATCATTATTACTACTACCTATTTGATCTTCCACAAAAAACGTTATATCATCTGACTGAATATACGAATCTCTAGAAATATATTCAAATATTTCAGTATCAGTTATTCTTTCTTTTGCACAAATAAATGGAGCAACAAAATATGCGGGAATATCTACAGGTAAAGAAAGAATATCGCTAAAATAATTTTTAGATAAAAGGCAATCAGATTTTAATAATAAAACTCTATCTTCTTGAACATAATTTTCCGTAACGTAATTTCTAATAGTTGATATATCTGCACCTAATGCCTTTTCGGTATTAGGATTATAATCAAATAATTTAATTTCAGCAAAAAAAGTATTTAAATTAAATTTTTCGTATAAATCTATTAACGTATCATTTGATAATTCATCTTGGTGCGTATTGTAAATATATAAGGCATCAAATTTACCAGAAACATTTTCTTGTTTAGATAAACTATAAAAACAAGCTGTAGCGTGTTCAACGCCTAATGTTTTATGAGTTATAAAAAATATAATGTTTTTCATTCTTTATGATTATCTAGAAAATAATTTAAATCTTCAGGAGTACCAATACCCCACATTTTTTCAACAGTTTTTACTCGTATTTTTTTACCATCAGCAATAGCTTCATTAAATACTGGACATACATAAAACTCATTATTAGTTCGTATATCCTTTTCAATCATTTGTTCAGCATATTTAACATAATCAGAACCTTTTTTCCAATAATAAACTCCTACTGTTGCTTGATCAGATATAACTTTCTTTTCTGCAACTTCAGAAACAAAACCAGTTTCATCGACTTTAGCATATGACCATTTAGGGTGTGTAGCATTAAATGTTAATATACCTCCATCAATAGCATCAGCTGAAAATGCATATAAACATTCATTAGAATTCCATTCAATAAATTGATCAGAATTAGTCATAACCAATGGATTATCATTATCAATATACTTTTTAGCTAATAAAGTTGTACAAGCAGCACCTTCAGTAATACCATCAACCAATACAATTTCACAATTTGGCGCAATTAAATTTAACAAATATTTTAAATTGTATTGCTCATAGTGTTCTTTTTGTACTAAAAATACATAATTAGCTTCTATATTCAAGTTTTCAACAACAACTTGAATCATAGGTTTTCCTCTAACCTCAATTAAAGGTTTAGGGAAAGTATAACCTGCAGCAGAAAACCTACTACCCGCGCCAGCCATTGGAATTAATACTGTTAATTTTGTATCTTTCCATGGCAAAGGCTTTTTACCAACTCCTTCGATTTTATCCATCATATTATAAATCCTATCTAATATATGTTCTGAATTAACTTCATGAGAATCATCAACTGCTAATAAATGCGCGCCAGAATCTATAGCTCCTTGTCTACCAATATGACTATCTTCAACAATTATTGTATTTTTAGGAAGAGCATTCATAGCTATCATACATTTCCAATACATTTCTGGATATGGTTTAGTTCTAGTTACATCTTCATTACTAACGTAATAGTCAACAAATTCTAATACACCGATACTCAATAAAGATAATTTTACAGTTTCTCTTATTGAGTTACTAGCAACAGCAATTTTATAACCTCTATTTTTTATTTTAGCAAATATCTTTTGTAATAAAAAGTGTTCCTGAAATTCTTTTATATATTTAAATGTAGCATTTTGTTTATTTTCCCAAATAGTATCATAATGTTTAGGTTCTAAACCTTTAGTTTGAGTTAATAATTTAAGCTTTTTTGTAGTATTTAATCCATCATAAACGCTTAAATGCTCTTCTATACTTATAGTATAGCTATCATCAATATGACTTAATGCTTCATTTAAAGCATAATAATGTAAATTCCTAGAATCTATTAAAACGCCATCTAAATCAAAAATTATTAATTTATTCATACAGTATCGTTAAACTCGTTAAACAAAACAAAAGGATCTCCACCTAATTGATGATCTGGTATTGTATGCAACTCAAATAAATAGGGTTCCATTAAACTGGAAATTAACCATAAACCTTGATCGTCATCAACAAAATTATTTTCAAATAATTTATCTTGAGAAGATTTCATTAATTGTGCCATAATTGACCACATAGATTTATGCGCAACAACTTTAGCTCCAAGTATGTATACATCATTTGTTGCAATTATTTCTAATATATTTTTACCATCATATTGCTTATATGCAAATAAATGAAGTTTTGTTGGGTCAAAATTATATTCCCAGGAATTACTTTGTGGTATATTTTGTTCGCTTCTACAATAACCAAAATCAATCCAAGCAACCATATCATTTTTAGATAATCCATTTTTAATAGATAAATCGACGAAATATGCTTTTAAGTTAGTAACCAATACATAATCTGAATTCCAATATTCAGGATTTTTTAGCTGATTCGGAGAAATACTATTTTTAAATAATTCGTTTTGCTGAATATCTACAATACGTTCTTTTATACTATCAAATTCAGATAAATCAATTCCAACTATAGTTGTTTTTGCTAATTTACCAACGCTTAATTCTGTCAACGTATTAACAAGGTCAGGAGATGTATAAACAGTAATATCTGTATCTAAGTTCAACAAATAAGAAAACCTTTTGATATAAACATCAGTAGATCTTTGTAAATAATGAGGCAATCCTTTATCTGGAGTCCATTCTCCCCTACCAATATCAAAAAAAGCAGTTACTATACTAATTTTACTCATAATTATTTCCTAAATTGAATTACGCATACCGTTTGTAGTAAACGTACCATCAATTATTTCTTGGCAACGTTTAGCAAATAAATCTGCATTTTGTTTAAAACGACCTTGATATAAATGATAGATGGAATTAGCAAAAACAGTTCCTATACCAAAATATCCATAGTTACTTAATTTCCAAATACCTTCTGTTGATTCTCGCTCAAAATGAGTTGGATATAAAGCTTTATATGATAATTTATGTTCTTCAGCTCTATAAGAAACTTCTTCAGCAACATCTGATCTTGTATTTTCAGAAAAAGAAGGTTTACCAAGCTGTATCCATGCTTCTCGACAAATAAAGAAAAAACACGGAGCAGCAAATATATGCGAATATGGCGCAATATGATTTGATACTTGAGCTGTACCAATAAACGTTTTATTTGTTGCAACATAATTTATTGCATAATCAACAATTTGTCTATTTAAAGGGACGCAATCATTATCAAAAAATCCAACAATATCTGACGTACTGTTTTCAAGAACCTCATCCATCCATTTACCGTGTGGATAACCATCTAAATTATGATATATTACTGGTATTTGAAAATGATCCATTACTTTTTTTTGCGATTTAATTAAATATTCTCCATTATTCCAATATAATGTATGTATATCAATTTTCATATTTTACTCCATGGAAATTTATTATTATATTTTTCGCTCATTAATTTATTTCCATGCTCAAAAAAATCTTTAGTAACAGATCCCTCGTTACCATCAAGCCTATAATTAACTGTATAATAGTTAGAACATTCAAAATTAGGAAAATATTGTTTTAGTGCCTGGAATACAATTCTATCTTGACCCCATCCGCCGTGCCAAGCTCCTGCAATAGTAACAGCAACTTTATTTGAAAAACAATAACAATTAGTATCTATATGATAACAATTAGTCCATGCTTCCCATTTACCTAAACTTTCGCAATTATCTTGATAAATATAATTTCCATTTTTATCGCAAATATTACGCAAACTATACGCCCAATCAGAATTAGTTGATTCTAATTTAGCAATCATAGTTTCAATATGATTTGACTCAAACAAATTATCTTGATCAAGAAAGAAAATATAATCCTCATTAACTAAATGAGAATAAGCTGCATAAATCCTATGACCATAAAAGCCGTTAGCTCCAACATTTTCATCTAGATATTCAACTCGCAAAGGAATACTAAAACCTTTACCTAAAAGCAGTTTCCTTACTTTAGATGCAAATTGTTTCCCATCAACCACAATAAGGGCAGTAACATTATCATATGTTTGTTTGGCAACACTCTCAATTGTTTCTATAAGAGTATCAGCTCCTGTTGTTGGAATTATTACTACTGCACTTTTTGTCATACTTTAAACCCATCAAATGATTTCTTTTCAAATTTATTTTGTTTTTGCATAGATTTATACGACTCAGATGGATCCATGCTTCCAGCATCAGTAATACCTTCCTGAGCTGATTGTTCAACATCAAACAATTTCATTTTAGCTCGATCAACACCAACAACAAATCGTTTATTTAAATTTAAATCTCTATAACGATTTTTTAACTGTTTAATCATCATTTGATTTAAATCATATAATTCTTCGCTGTTAATGATTGCACACATAAAATCAGCAATAGCAGGAACACCAAATGATTCAGATACATCACTCATATCAACATCACTACTTTGAGATCCGCTTCTAGTTGTCTGAGTTGCTGTCACAACAGGAATACTAAACTCCTGAGCAAAGCCACGCAATTCTTGCGCAATAGCCTGAATATATGTATAAGTGTTGATACTACCAGACATCTTCATTCTAGAACTAGCACAAATATTTAAATAATCAATAAACACTACATCTGGAACGAAATTCTTTTTTAAACGCAATTCATTTAATAAAGTTCTAAAATGATTTACATTAGCTGCAGCTGTTGGGTATTCTTTGACAAATAACTTACCAACAGTTTTTGATTTAACATAATTAATCTTTTTATCAAAAGTTGATTTATCCATTTGCATTAAATCATCCATAGATATTCTAAGCAAATTAGCATCAATACGTTTTGCAATTTCTTCTTCAGCCATTTCACAAGTTATGTATAAAACATTTTTACCTGCTGTTTGAAAATCAGCTGCAAAGTTACACATCATTAAACTTTTACCGCCATGAGGTGGAGCTAAGATAACATTTAAAGTTTTCTTTGGTAATCCACCATTTGTTATAAGATTAAAATAGTTTAGCCCGAAAGGAACTTTTTCTTCAGTTCTATGATAATATTCATAACGGCTATCAGCATCACCCAAATAATCATGACCAACGCTTGAGTCAAAAGAAACAGATAATGCTTCAGATAATAACGTAGGAATACTTCCTTTTGATAAATCTTTATGTTTTCCATCGAGAATTGTAATAGATTCTCTAACAGCATTAAAGATTGCTTGGTCTTGACAAAAAGTTTCCGTTTTATCAACTAACCATTCCAAATCTACAGTTTCAGATTTAGCTTCATGCAATTCATTTAATAATGTAAGAGTTTCTTTATGTTCTTCTTCGGAAACTGTTTTTTCATTTAACTGAATAATAAGAGCTTCATATGTTGGAATATTTCCATAATTTGTAATGAACGAACTAATCTCGTTAAAAATTGTTCGTTCATTTCTATCATTAAAATAATCTGCCCTTAAAAAAGGTAATACTTTTCTCGTAAATTCTTCAGAGTAATGAAGGTTCTTCAAAATCAGCGTATTCAGATTCAATATTTTCTCCTGCTTCTTTAATACTGTCAGTAAGAATTTTCATTAATATATCACCTATAGTATTTTTAAAATCTATAGTTTCAAATAATTCTTTTGGTTTTTCGGCGTCATAAACGACATCATAATTAAAACTTAACACAGCAGATCCATCTGGATTATCTGTACCATCATCTTGAACACTAAGATCGCTTAATGTTACGATAACCCCGTCAAATTCACCGGATTCTAATTTTAATCCATTTGCTCCATTGACCTCAATGAAATTATACTCTACAACTGTTCTTTCGTCAACCATTTTTTTCTCCTACCAAACATTAAACCAAACGCCAGTTCCATGAACCCACGCAATTGGAGCCATTATGGCTCCGGCAATTAAAAATAACCATTCTTTATTGTTAATACAAACTATAATATGAGTAAACCAAGATGCTATTGTCCAACAAAGAAAACTAATAATAAGCGTTACATAAAAAATATCATTAATATCAATTCTAGTTAATCTATGCATCTTCCAATTCCTCATCAGCAAATACAGCATCAATATCTTCATCAATATCATTACCAAAAATATCTCCATGAGATACTTTATATTTACTTTCAATAAATGCTTTAAATTGAGTGCTTTCCAAAATAGGATCCCAAAATTCAGCAGATTCAGTTTCTTTTAATCGATATTTTTTCTCTAAAAGTTCACCAGTTGCTAAATTAACTTTTTGATACCAACCATTACTCGGTTTAATAACGATACCAGATTCTAATGCTAAATCAATTAAACCAGACCATTTACTAATACCACCTTTAAAACTTACGCAAACTGGAATTTTAGATTTCTCTTTGGTATATCGAGATTTCTCAACGTTAATAATAAAGTTATATCCAATTACTTCAGTTCCTTCTTTTTCTTGTTGGCGACCTAAAATATAAATGTTATCAGCTGCATAATATGAACCAGTACCGCCACCAACAACATCTTTTGCATAAAGTTCCATTGTTTTATAGGTATGATTAACAGCTACCAATGGAATATCTTTTAACATTAAATGAGGAGTAATCATTCTAAACAAAGATTTTAATTGTTTAGCTCTTGTCATATCAGCTGTTGATTTACCATCTAAGGCATCATCAACTTCTTTCTTACTAGCCAAATTACCAATAGAGTCTATAAGGATAAGAATTCGATCTCCACGGACAATATTATCAATCTGATTCATTATATCAAACTTCAATTCCTCGACGTTTTTAAGAGGAGTGTGGATCACTCTATCCATATCAATACCAAAAGATTGGAAATATGATTGCGGCGTACCAAACTCTGAATCATAAAATAACAAAACTGATTCTGGATATTTATCCATATACGATTTAGCCATTAATAAACTAAATGCAGTTTTAAAATGTTTACTTGGACCAGCCCACATAGTAAATCCAGGAGTAAACCCTCCATCTAATGAACCAGATAAAGCCACATTAATAATTGGAATTGGCGTTTGAATCATATCTTTATCAACAAAGAATTTTGATTTAGAAAGAACCGAAGTTTCTTTAATTGTACTATTCTTTTTAATTTTATCTAACAAACTCATATTTTATTTTCCTTTAAGCAAAAAAGTCATCAATACAATTTCTTCTTTCATGCGACCAACCAATGGCTTCCAACATACCATTTAATGGGTCCAAGAAAGTTTTTTCATACTGTTTATCGTAATCTACATATTGTTCTAAATCAAACTCAGGTGGAATTGAAACTGGAAATGAAATTACTTCATGTTTTAATGGATTAGGTAATTTTAAATAACAAAATTTAATATGCGCACCTTCACCAATCATTTCATATCTATTCTGAAGACTCATTTCACGAAGTTTATTGTTATATAGGATCGAACCTTTAGTATGAATCGGACATTTATTACCATAAATGGTTTCTGAATCAGAATACTTTTCAATACCATTTACTCCACGAGGAAACGCAATCTCTTCGACAGAATATTTTTTAAACTCGCTTTTTACTTCAGAAACAAAATTTTGAATATCCTCTTCAGTTCCATTTAAAATCAAACCAACTGAGCTACGAAGTTTATCGCGAATAACTAATGGAGTTGAAGATTTAACAACTTCAAGACCCATAATTTTTATCTTAGGTTCGTTATAAACAACACCTTCATTTTCATACACATTTAATGCATATCGTTTTTTACCAGTCCAAAAACCATTAGAACTAATACCCTCAAGTTTAAATGAAATACAGTTACGTTTTACATGAGTATAGGCTTGCAAATCATCACAACATTCATTAATAATTGGATCAATCTTTTCTTTACAAATTTTACTTAAAACAGGAACAATTTCTTTAAATTCTTTATCAGAATAAAATTTATTAACAATAGGTTCTAACGAAAGATAAATTGAATCTGTATCTTGATAAATTACCCATGGATAATCAGCTTTAAACATTTTATCTAATTTTAATTTAACAAATTCACCAACGGAAATAATAATGTATTGACCAGATAAAGTTACAGCTCGAGCATTTTCTAAGGTGTAATATCTAAAGAAAGCGTTACCTAAAGCTCCATACAAACTATTCATAGCAATTTTAAATGCCATCTGCTCATTATTAAACTTTGAAATTAAATTAGATATTCTTTTGTATTCTTTTTTATCATAATCTTTATTAGCTTTTAATAACTCCATTTCAGATTCATATTTTAACATTGTTGATTTCGCCTCTTTACGTTTTTTCATATAAACGTCAATCAACTCAGGAATCATACCAACTTTGTCTTTGCGATACATAGCACCATTAGCTGCAACAGCATATTCTTCTGGAAAAGTATATTCTTTATCTAATAAACCTTTAGTTGTAATATTACCATCAAACATACCAGTAAAAGTTTCCAACGAAATATTCCATGTTTGTAAAATACTTGGATACAAACTAGTGGCATCGAAACTAGCAATATTACGATAAAACCCAGGAACTGGTTCACGAACAAAAGCACCTTCAAACTGTTCATTTTTACTATTTTTAGATCTAGGTGGAATTACAATTTTATTCGCTTTTAAATGATTAAAAATAATTGCATCCCACATTCTAATTTGGCTATAAATATCACCATAATTAATTTTGGCCAAATAACTCATGGTTAAGCACAAATCAATAAGTTTTTCTGAATCTTCTAGCTCATCGACTCTATCGCAGTCGATAATGTTATAATCCACAAACTTATTCCAACCATTAGTGTAAAAATCTTTAAATGTATCAAATTCACTATGATCTAATTTACCATGACCTAAAACTAACTGAGCTACAGTTTCTAATCGTAAATTTTCTGGTTTTTTCTGTCCGTATTTTTTATAAAGATCTCGAAAGTCAACAACGTTAACTCCAACAATTTCAAATAGAGTTGTTGGTTTACCAAAATCGTCTTTAGTTTTTCGTTCTTTAATCCTGTTCCATGGACTTAAATCCTTAACTCTATCTTCGCTAATAATTTTAGCAATACGATTAACAAGATATTTTATATCGAACCCTTCAACGTTCCAACCTGTAATAATATCAATATCGCTATGTTTCCAGAAATCAACAAAACGGTTCAATAAAGAATACTCATCATCACATAAAATAAACTCACAGTTTTCTTTTTTATTTCCAGTATATTCTCTAGACATAAAAGTTGTAGAGCGTTTTGTTTTCATGTTTTTCATAGTGATAAGAAGAACTTCTTCTGCTGCTAAATCAGGAGATGGAAAACCGGAATTTTCTGTTGCAGTTTCGATATCCAATACATATGAATTAATGTATTCTATATCCCAATCAATAACTTTTGGAAATTGATCAGAGATAAATTGGACATCGAATCCGATATCACCATAAATTTCAAAATTATCTACATCTTCGTATCTTTTAATAAAATCACGGGTTTCTTTAATATCTCCAGGTTGGATTTCTTCAACATATTGACCGAAAAGATTTTTCCAATCACTTTGTTTATTTGATTTAACATAAACTTTAGGCGAATATTCATATTTGAACTGAACTCGCTTACCATTTTCAATCCCTTTGTATAAAATACTATTCCCTAATATAGATACGTCAGTGTAGAATTTTGACATTTATTTTCCTGTAAAGATTTTTTGTGGCGCAGTTAAGATTTTACCAAAAATTTTATTATATTGTTCAACAAATTGTTCATCTGGTTCAATATAGAATACAACTAAATTTTTATTAATTTCAATCTTATTTTTATTTTTTGGGTTATTATATTCCGGAAATGGAGCAAAACCAACTGATTGTTCTTTTGGATTTTCCAATGAGTCAGTAATAACTAATTGAATCGTATCTTCGAATAAATCACATTCAGGTCTCGTTTCGCATGGACCAAGATATGTTCCAAGAACTGTTTCACCAGATAATAATTTAAATTGTTTAACTGTCATTTTCTTCCTCAATTTTATATATTTTAACACCGCATTTTTCAAGAAAACGAATACCTGCGGCTGAACGATATTCGTTTTTATAATATAAAGTTTTTATACCAGAACTGTATATAATTTTTGCGCACTGTAAACAAGGACTATGAGTACAAATAATTGTTGCACCTATACCAGATTCTGTTGAACGCGCTAACTGACTAATTGCATTTGCTTCAGAATGAATTAACTCATCATAGGTTTTTAATCCTTCCCACTCATTTTTATTGAAATTATACGTGAATCTAGCTTGTTCGTCAAGAGGTAATTTTGAAAATTCAACATTATCAATAGAAACTGGATATTCACAATCATTAGGCGTCCACCCTGCAGGCATTCCATTGTACCCACAGCTAATGATACGATTATTCTTTACTATGACCGTACCAACTTGTAAACGAGTCGCATAGGACAACTGAGCAGTTCTCTCGGCGACATCCATAAAGTATTTAACAAATTTATCTTTCATTTTTTATCAGGGTTAAATTCATCATCAATATCAAATATAAATTGCTTTATAATATAAAACGCTTCTTCCATATTACTTTCACCAATTTCCATATCACACCTTGCTCTAATTATTTCTGGCGTAATTACTTTTAATTCTTCATAGGTATAAATTGGATTTTCATCAGCTCCAGCATACCATAAAGCTAGTTTTTGAGTTTCTTTTGTTTCACCGGATTCAGTTGTATGAAATGCATACCAATCTGAACAAGACCAACGGCTATAAGACATAATACCTCCTACATTTAAACTATAATAATATTATACTATATAAGTCATTTTTCGTCAAGCAAAAAAAAAGGGCAACCATTTCTGATTGCCCCTATAGTTATAAAACCTAATTATTCTATTTGAAATATTTTAGGCTTTTTGTTATCTGGTATTACATTTCTTAGCGATACATATAACATACCATCGGATAATGATACTTTATCGACTTCAACTGTATCAGCTATGGTAAATGTTCTAGTAAAATCTCTTTCAGCAATTCCTTTATATAAGAATTCCGAATCTTTTTTAGATTCATCTGGTTTAATTTTACCTGTAACAACAAGTTTACCTGTATCTAAAGTAACTGAGATTTGATCTTTTGTATATCCAGCAACTGCCATTTTGATAACAAACTTCTCTTCAGACTGTTTAATAATATCATATGGAGGAAACCCAGTTTGCGGCTTTTCCAATTCATTGATTCTACGAAATAATTCGTCAAAACCAATTAATGCTGAATTATGAATTGTTCTAAAAGTAGTTAAGTCTTTAGCGTACATATTTTTCTCCTTAAAAGCAAGATTTAATTTCGACCCCCGAAGCAGGTCATTTTTCCACGAGAACCATTCTCGCAAAACTATTTAGCCACCAGCAAAAACGTCTCCCGACCCTGACGCTGAATGGCCACAAGTAGCGGCATCGCCAGCTCGACAAACTGCAATGCCATTAACAAATACTGAACCAGAACCAGCAGCCATAGTTGGGGAATCATGAGGGGCGACCCCATGACCTGTAACTGCATCACCTATTCTAACTGCTGCAGCTCCATTAACAAATACATCACCGGATCCAGCAGCTAATTTACCTCCAGCTGAATCCGTACTTTTTCTAGTAACTCCAGGCATTATTTTTTAACTTTGCCAATGTTATATTTACTAACCAAATTATATTCATCTTTTTCTTTATACGATAAAATTTTAATTTGACTAATAGGAACTAACGGAGATTTACATTCATCTTCGTGTCTAATTTCCAATAATTCCCAATCTCTTAAAAGATTTACAATAGTATTTCTTCTAGCAATATCATTTTCACTAATTTCATGAGATTTGTTATCTAGACCAAATAATTCTTTAAAATGGATAATTACATATCTACTTTGTTTATGTAAAATATGACATGATTGATATAAAGTTTTATCTTTTTTAGATAATACGCCAATTCTAGATAATGTTTCTTTAATTTTTAAAAAATTATTTTCATCAATAAATACCTCAACGCCATATCCATTAAAAATGTCACTCATTTTATAACTCCTGTTTTATCAACAACTTCCTTAATTTTATCAATTTGTTCAGGAGTAAGAATTCTTAATGCATCTTTAGCTTTTTCTGATGAATAACCGAAATACTCCTTAATTACCTGAATATCTTTTGATTCGCTTGCTTTATACCATTTTTGAAAAGGTCTTTTCTTAGCAACTAATATATTTAGGTAAAAATCATATTGCATTTTTTTATCTAAACCAGAATACTGATTCATTTCATTTACATATAACAAACAATCATTATGCTGACTTAATGCTCGATTTACAATATAAGGTTCGTATTGTTTTTCGTTATCGGATGTAATAATAGATTTTTTATATTGAAGCAATGATGGTAAAACTTCTTTAAATAAATCCATAACTCACCTATTTGAATTCTAAGTCAACCATACATTCTGTAAAGAAAGCCATTAAATTAATCTCGTGATCAATAACAAAAGCTGTTTGATATTGATATCGACCAATTAATAACACTAACTGGGGTATTGAATTTGGCTTTAAAATATCATACATTGAATCATACATCTTGCGATAAATTGTTTGACTATCATTATCTAAGTTATCAACAACCCATTTTCTAACGTCAGCAAACGATTTTTCTTTTAAACCTTTAATTAATGGTGTTAAATTTACATCAGAAACTTGTGATAATAAACCCGCATCAATAACACCACCCATTGCATAACGCTGAAGTTCGTTTAAAACTCTACGATTATCTGGATAATATTTAGCAATAACCTGAGCTACAACTTCTTTGTTATATTCAACTTTTTCTTCATCTAAAATCCAACAAACTCGTTTAAAAAACTGAGCCATTAATTTCTGTTTATCTTCTTTTGTAATCTTTACATCGACAACTGAACATCTTGAATGTAGCGGTTCAATAATACGGTTTTTATAGTTACAAGTAAATATAAAAGAACAGTTACGAGAAAACTCTTCAATTGCATTACGCAAAGCTGGTTGTAGTGAATTAGCATTTAAATAATCTGCTTCATCAATAATAATTACTTTACGTCCGCCAGATAAACTAACTGAAGATGCATAATTTTTAATTTTACCACGAAGAACATCAATACCATTTTCATCAGAACCATTAATGACAATATAGTCGCAATCTGTTTCTTTACATAAGGCTTTTGCAATAGTTGTTTTACCAACGCCAGCTGAACCTGCAATTAATAAATGAGGGATTTTGTTTTGAGTAACAAATTCTTGGAATGTCGATTTGATTGATTCAGGAAGAATACAATCTGAAATTTTTTCTGGTCTGTATTTTTCGCACCATAACATATGCTCACGTATCATAATATAAACTCCAAAATAAAAATAATAAAAAGGGTGACCGAAGCCACCCAAAAATCAATTTAAGCTGTATGACCTGATACAACACTTACATAAAGTTTAGCAAATTCTTTATCTTCAGTATTTTGTTCAGCAAAATTTTGTTTATGATACGTTTTAGCTAAACGATTAATAATTTTCTTTGGTAACTCAATTTGATCTTTAACGGCATCAACGATATCTTTAATTGCTTCTTTTTCGCGCTCAACTCTAGAAAAATGAACTGAAATTTCTTTCAACCCATCAGTAAGAATTTTTAATTGTTTATCATCAAGCGTACCAAATACTGTTTCTAAAGTTTCAGTCATAATATTATTCCTCTGTCAAAATTGATTTAATGCCATGTATTAATTCTTTTTTATCAACTTCTTCACTAATATAAGCATCTAATAAAGTAAATAAAAATATTTGTTTCATTTTATAACTTGAAGTAGCTGGAATATAAGAATTCCAGTTATCTAACATTGTATTATTAAAATCGCTCATATTTTATTTACCAAATGTTGAACTCGTTTCAATAGTAATCCAATATTTTAATTCAGCTGTAGTAGAAGTCCATGCTGAAATACCTTTACTAGAAATCTCAACCGAATACGTATCTGGAATAACTTTTAAATTTTCAGCTTTAAATACTAATTTAAATACTTTACCTTCTGGATCAACGTCAGCCATTTCTAATGAATTAACATGACTTGAATCATTTGCTTCATCAAAAGTAACTAAAGATACAGTAGTTCCATCCGATTCAACGGCAACATGAGGTGCACCAAGAACAGTTGCAGTTTTTAATACCCACTCAAAATCTTCTTTAGAGAATGTAAATTTAACATCTGGAGCTGGAACATTAGGAAGTTTTTCTGGCGGAACAACAATCATTGATTGATCAGCAACACGATATTTAATTTTACTACGACCTCCACGACCTTTAATAATAACATGTTTATCATCAAATTCTAATTCTGGACCTTCTTTAAATAAAGAAGCAACGGATAAGAAATTATTTAAATCGTAAATACCAAAGTCTTGAGGAATTGTATCTGAGATAGTAGCCACAGATAAAATATTTTTACCTGGACTCATAGTTGAAACAGTATTACCTTTTCTAAAAAAGATGCCTTGATTGATGTGAGCAAAGTTTTTTAGAATAGCAGTTGTTTCTTGAGAAATTTTCATTTAATCACCTTATTTAAAATAATAACAAAAGTACACAGTACATATATAGTATAACTTAATACACATAAAAAGTCAAGCAATTTTATGTATTTAAAAATTCATTGTCCCCAACAAAATTCATACCACCATTTAGTTCATATGCAAAATTCCCTATATTACCATTAAAATATTCCATAAATAACCAAGATAAAACTTCAGCACTTAAAGGTTTACCTGCTTCAGAAACTAAAATATAAGGTTTTCCGTTTTTATTTTGGTACGAGAGAATAACTTTACATTCATCCGGTTTCATCCACGCGGGAACATTTTGTTCCCCAGATAACCACAAACATTTAAAAGATTTACATGGATTTTCCGGTCTATCTTCATAAATAGTACAACCATTTTTTCCATTAAAATGACATTGTCTTCCTGGCCAAAATTTATGCCCGTGCGCTTCTCCATGGAGCCATCCTTCGCAACAAGCTGAACAATCGCCACAAGATCTAGGTTTATTTTCAATCATAAGTTTTTAGTAAAGAATGTTGTGAATGTGAAACGGAAATGCGGAGCTGAACCAGCCTGCGGTCTTAATGTATGCGGAATTTGTCCATCAAATAAAATTAATCTACCTGGAGTAAATGGGCTTGCAAATAAAATATCGTTTAAACTATCATCATAGAAAAGAGTTTCTCCACCCCATTCTTCTTTCCATCGAAGGTTTACATAATATAATAAAACTTTGTCTTCAACATGACTATGGTTAAAATATGTATTTACCGGAATTGATAAATTAACAATACTTTTGTTAATATTATATTGACTAAGGGTATATCGCAAACCTTCATGACGACTTAATGAATCAAAAATTCCTAAATTATTACGATCTTCTTGATTATATGCTGAATAAAAATATCTATAATTACCGTATTCAATTTCACTAGTATCTTCCCAGCCAAACCGAAAACTTGAATTAGAAATATAGTTATAGAAATGAGTTCTTTCAGCTAATGTAAATAGATCGTCATAGACATCTATTGCATATCCATCAACATTATATGATCTATGTTTCATAAATCTCCCATAATAAAATACATAATAAAATTTGGAGCGGGATACGAGAGTCGAACTCGTTTCATTAGCTTGGAAGGCTAAGGCACAACCTATATACCAATCCCGCAATATTTGGTGCCCCTCCTAGGACTTGAACCTAGAACCAACCGATTATGAGTCGGACGCTCTAACCATTGAGCTAAAGGGGCATATATTATTTCTTCTGAACTTTTTTGAAGAAATTATCTAATTTTTTATCACACTGTTTATTTGAATTTGTCAAAGATTCAACCTTTGCAGTTAAAGCAGCATGATCATCCTGCAATTTAGCTAAATCACCAGAACTAGCGCAACCTGTTACAAATAAACATAAAATAACTAAAAATAAAGTTTTCATAACTTCCTCGTATTAAATTATTTGGCGGGCAGGGAAAGATTCGAACTCTCATCTTTGTGTTTTGGAGGCACACGTTTTATCCAATTAAACTACCTACCCAATATTAGCGTCGCTACGGGGAGTCGAACCCCGCTTACAAGAATGCATTCATTCTTGTGTCCTAACCGATAGACGATAGCGACAATTATTTTTTAAACCCATTAGGGGTGACTAGTGGGACTTGAACCCACAAAATCTCGAATCACAATCGAGGACGTCTACCAATTCCGTCATAGTCACACCTAATGGGTCTTATTTGGCTCCCTAGGATGGGTTCGAACCACCGACCGGACGGTTAACAGCCGTCAGCTCTACCACTGAGCTACTAGGGAATTATCTTTTAAACTAAAGGTCGACTAAATTCAGTTGGACCATAAAGCCATTCTTTTGTTGCGCAATTAATAAACATAATATCTATTTGTAATAATACATGTTCATATCTATGGATTTCCATTACTTCAGTAGGAATAAATCCTTTTTCTTTCATATAATCTATATAATCTTGAATAGATGGAGCATGAATGTTATATTTAATTATAGGGCATTCTAAATATATCAAATCAATATTATCTATATATGATTCAACGCCGCGCAAAATATCTAATTCAGAACCTTGCGTATCTATTTTCAGTAGATTAGGTATTGGTAAACCATATTCAATTATAAGTGATTCTAACGTTGTACAAGGAAATTTAACTGCAGAAAAATTATCATAATAAACAGTATTTTCTTTATAATAAGAACTACCAGTGCTACAATCAGTTGAATTTGTGTTATAAAACTCAACAAATTTTCTCCCAGGATTACTTAATACTCCAATAAAATATGGAAAACCTAATTCTTCTAAAGACGACTGATGTATTGAGTCAGCTTCAAATAAATAAAAATCGCTAACAGGTAAAACGTTGGATTTTAAATAACTAGACCAACTACCTTGATGAGCGCCAATATCATAAACAACATCTATTTGTAACCCGTCATTTTGTATTTGTGTTAGATATTTAGAAATCATATTTAATTATTTACAATTACATCTAATATTTTTAGCTCTAATTCTTGTAGAGTTCCATTATTTTGAATTATATAGTCAATATGAGGATTACTATACCATTCATATTCAGATTTATGAATATCTCTAGCTTCAGCATAAGCTACAAATACAGGTCTATCTACTGAGTCAAGAAATCCATACCATTCAGGTCGCGTTTCTTTTCTGTCAATATGTATAAATTTAGCCCCAATAGACCTTAAAAAACTAATTTCATTTTTAAATCTAACATCAGTAATAACTACATTATCATACTGTTGAATTTTTCTTTCTAGAGAATCAACCCAAATACTATCAAGTAAATTATTTCTACAAACTTCTGTACCAAAATACTGTAAAATATATCTAGGCGTTATAGATTTACCAAATTTAACTGACCAAAAATTATCAACAGTTTCACGAAAAACTCGCGATTCTTCAGTATCACCTTCTAATAGAGCTCTATCCCAACCAAAAATAGAAGATACTGCATCCTTTAACGAACCAGCAAAGGATAAAGCAGTAAAATCATTTTCTACTAAAATATCGCCAGCAGTTCCTTTTCCGGAACCAATAAAACCAAGTAAACCTATAATCATAATATAATTCTCAATAAACATTTGGTCTCCCATGACAGATTCGAACTGCCGACCTATCCGCCCCAAACGGATCGCTCTACCAGACTGAGCTAATGGGAGTAATAATTTGGAGCCTCTTCCCAGAATCGAACTGAGATCTGAAGATTACAAGTCAACTGTAATAGCCATTATACTAAAAAGGCAAATATTCTTGGTAAAGTACCTATTTATAAAAATACTTTATTCTATTTAGTCAATTTTTACAACTTTTTTAAAATTATTTCTAACTTTTTTAGTATAGAGGTATTATATATTAACACCTCTATAAAGTCAAGCACTTTTTTAAATTATTTTACAGTTCGCCGAGATAATTTGCTACAGCTGGTAAATTACCTTGGAACTGATAGCTTCCGACATGTAAACAGTTAACCCATGGCGCCATCCAAACTTCAATTCCGATTTTTCTACATTGTTGACAGAAGTGATAATCTTCGCTTAATACGCGATTAGATTCTTCATCAATTTCAACGTTAAAATACGAATGAATTTTTCTATCACCACCAAAATGTTGAGTTCCAACATGATCGGGCGTATATTCATATTGCGGAAACGCTTCTTTAAATTTAGATAGAACATCTTTACGAATCATCATCATACCAGTTCCAATCTCAAGAACTTGTAATGGCTCAGTAACATTAAACTGTTTAGTTCCAGCAACAGGATTAAATACAATATCTCCACCTAATCTCTCTAATTCTCCAGTCGAAATATTAGGATTTTTAATAATTGCCTTTTTAATATTTTCCCATTTAATAGTTTTCTTTGGGTACGGAGCGCCAATAATATCTTTATCTAATACTAACATGGCAATAACATCCATTGCATTAAAACCAATATCAGCATCAATAAACATCATATGAGAACAATCAGAACGTAAAAATTCATCAACCAAATAATTTCTTGCTCGCTGAATTAAACTTTCATTAAATAAGAACGAGAATTTAATTTCCAATCCATATTGTAATCCGGCCATTTGTAAGTCTAAACAAGACTTCATATAAGCACCAAGACAACTACCGCCATACATTGGAGTAGCAACAAATAGTTTTTTGCCTTCTAGATTTTCTTTTGATAATTTAATTTCCATAATTTAAGTAGTCTCTTTTAAAATTTGTTCGTTAATTTTATTTTGTATATCTTCTGGTATTGCGAATATCTTTTCGGTAATCTCGGAATTATATTTAGATGCAGCAGTTTCTCGTACCTTTTTAATTGCTTCAATTTCAGGAATTAAACTTACTTTTGTCATATCTTCATAATAATGAATTTTACATGAATATTCTTGAACTTCATTAAATGCTCGAATATCTTCTATAAAATGCCTAAAATGTATTTTACTTAATTTCCAAATAGTAGAAATAGTTACGCATGTACGACATTTACTTCTTGCCATTTTTACCTCTCTTTTTCGTAATTATGTGACTCTTTATGAATTTCTTAATTTTTTTATTTAGAGCAGTTTCAGCTCGTTCTAAAACAAATTTAGAAACTTTAGTTTTAAAATCAATTCCATTTAATCTATCTATTCCTTGTTGAATAATTCTTGAAGTTAAACCATCGAACCTAGTCATCTTTTCATTTCCTTCGAAATCTTGATATGAAACAATAACTGTAGTAGGGCGTTTAACTGCAATTAATAAACCCATATTACTTAAATCAGATTCTTCTAATAAAATTTCGCCATGCGATTCAATAACAATAGGGTTAAAAAATGCAACAAAATTATCCTCAGCGCCAGCAACTAATACTTTGTGTTCTAATCCGCATTGATTTGCAGCAATTCCATATACTTTATGGAATTTACATGTTGCAATTAACTTTGAAGCAATTTCGCTAGAATTTAATTCAGTATTGGTAAAATCGAAGTGTTTTAACTTTGTAGTTAAAACTGGATCTTTTTGATCACATAATTCATAACCAAGAAATTGAGGTTCAGGCACTGCTGCAGCCTGAGAAACTACATCAGCAGTATTATATATAAACTCGCTCATTGTATAACCTTCATCTTTGAAAAGTTTTTTATTTTTTCGAACTTTAATACAGTATCGAATTTATCTGATACTTGATCAGACTTATGACTAATAACAAATATATTTGTACTTTTATCAACTGATGATAATAAATTCATAAAAACATCAGTACCCCCAGTATCGAGGCTGCCGTCCATAATCTCATCTAAAATTAATAGATTAGTATTAACTGAATTTTTTAATCTAGCCAGCTGTCTAAACGAAAACAAAATAGCTAAATCTAATCGAGTTTTTTCACCCTCAGAAAAATTAGCATAAGTAAATTCATCTCTATGACGCGATTTAATTACTTCTTCAAAATTTTCATTAATATTAAAATTAACAAAGAAATCTAATTGAGCCAAATACTGATTTATATATTTGTTTAAAATAGGAAGATACTGTTTAATTATACGAGTTTTAATTCCTCCATCTTTTAACATAACAGAAATAAAATCATAATAACTTTTTTCATTTATATATTCTTCATATTTTTCAACATAAATATCTAATGATTCAATTAATTCTTGCAGTTTATCTGAACCATTATCAGTGGTATTTGATGAATCTTTTAGTTGATCAATTTCATTAGAAACTAGTTTTATATATTTTTGCGCAGAAACAATATTTGAATTTTTCTCTGATAAAATACTTGAATTCTTTAAAATTTTAGCGTTTATCTTGGATATAGCAACTAATCTATCAGTAGCAACCTTTAATTCCTTAGATAATTTTTTTTCGCCATCAACTAATTCTATTAATTTAGTGCTATTTTTTTCAATAATTTCCTGTTTAAACGCAGAATCAATCGATTGTCGACATGTTGGACAATTATCATTTAAATGATAGAATGTATTATCTTTTTCTACCTTAGATATATTATCGCGCAATTTACCTTCAATTAATAATAATTTATTTTTCTTTTTTTCAACGACATCCATATCAGAAATTTCATGACCCAGTCGTTCGTTTTCAGACAATAACTCAGAGATAGTTTGCTGTAAATCTTCAACCTCAACACAAGTATTTGCAATTAATTCTTTTTTTCTAAGAATTAGTTCATCAGAAACTTGATTGGTACGTTTAATATTTTGTTTTTGAAGTTCTATTTTGTCTTTAAATAATTCAATATTAAATTTACAATCTTGAACAGTTTCTTTAATTCCAGATACTTTATCTTTAACAATAGAGTTCATGTTAGAGAAAATCTGAATATCAAGCAAATCTTCAATAACAGAGCGTCTATCTCCAGCTGATAACTGCATAAAAGGAGTATATCTAGCTGAGCCAAGAATAACAACTTGAGTAAAAGATTTATAACTCATTTTAAGTATATATCTTTCTAATTGTTCTTGATAATCTTTTACTTTTGCGTCTTGGCGAACTAAATCGCCATTACAATAAACTTCAAAAATATTTGGTTTAATACCACGAATAATTTTATATTTGTTTGGACCAATAGAAAACTCAACTTCAGTAACCAATTCAGATTTATTAATTGAATTTATTAAACCGCTTTTGTTAATTTTTCTAAAAGGTTTTCCATAAAGGGCAAAGGTAATTGCATCAATAAATGTTGATTTGCCTTGCCCGTTAATTCCAGTGGATAAAGTAGTTCTATCTTTATTTAATTCAATTTCAGTAAAGTTATTTCCATAGGAAAGAAAGTTTTTAAACCGGATTGTTTCAAAAATTACCATTATTCAACCGCCATTGCTTCAGTATATAAATTAGACATCATAGTCTTCAATTTGTTTTTATCTAATTCTTGTTGATTAATACTATCAATATATTTGTAAGTAATTGTTAATGTATCATCAGTTTCATCAACATCCTCATCAATTTCTAAATCAACTACATCTTCAGTAATTGATACATCTATAGGGTTATTCGCATAAACTTGATCGACAAATAAATCAAACAAATATGGATTAGTTTTGGCCTTAACTTGAATCTTAACATATTTACCAATTACGTTAGATAAAAATTCTTTATCAAGATAACTGGAATTAGTGACATCACTAGATCCAGAATCATCATAATCCATCTTATAGAAAATTGAATTTGGATTAAGTACAGTTTCCAATTCCCTAGTTTCTAAGTCAAAAACTCTAAAACCTTTTGGATCGGCATAATCTTGCCAAGTCATCTCATAAGGAGTCCCTATGTACTCGATATTCCCTCTCTTAGACGCGTGATGATAATGACCGGATAATACCCTTTCATAATTAGAAAACGCCTTAGCGGACAATCCATGCTCCGATAGGATACTACTTTGGTACATCTTAAAACCTTCTATTTCAAAATGCCCAACACAAACAGTAGAAGTATCTTGTTTAATAAAATCCAAACATTCTTGATAATTTTCTTTACAAATCCATGGAATAATAGAAATTCCATTAAGAAGTTTAGTTGGTTCTTTTACAACAGTTACATTTTTAAATTGTGTTAAGAATAACCCAGAACTACTAATACTCAATGATTCTTTATAAAAGAGGTCGTGATTTCCTAATAGCGTAGTTAATTGTATATCCAATTTATCAAATCTAGAAAAGAAATATCTTTTTGCTTCATCAAGAGTATAATGGTTAGAATATTTACGTCTATCAAAAATGTCACCTAATTGAATAACGTGTTTAACATTATTAGCAATTAAATAAGGAAAAAATACATCAGTATAGAATTTATCAAAAAATTCATGAAAATGTTGACTATCCCCGCGACAACCAAAATGCGTATCACCTAAAAATACAATTTTACTCATTAATCCTCCAAGAAAGTTTCAATCCCTTTAGCTTTTTTCTTTTTCTTCGCTACAGGACTTTTAGTGCTTTTTTTGAATTCAGTATCTTCAAATTTTTGAATAAAATCATACATATTATCATAAACTTCAATTTGTTTAATTTGACCTTCACCAAGTTCCAATAACTCAGCTTCATCAAGAATACCGAAATTTTCTGTTGCTTTATATTTTATATACTGTTGTTTTTTTTCTTTTTGGATCCTACGAACAAAACACCACCAAAGAATCTGAGTAAAATAAGCAAAGGGATTTTTAGTTTTTGCTGAATCAAAATTTTCAAAATACATTAAACAGTTTTCAATTCCATCAGCAATCATTTCATCTTTATATGAATACCCAAAGAAATTAGGTCTACGAGCTAATCCCTCTGATAATTTAACGAAACATTCTCCAATATAATTTGGAATTCTAGGTTTAATTTTCCCTTCAGCTTTAGCAAGAGCGCAATCAGCTTTATATTTCTCTAAAGCAGCGCAAAAATCAGCATTATTAATATATTCTCTAGTAACTTTTTTTCTTTTTACTTTAGCAACAACGGGTTTTTCTTCCGGAAGATCTTCTAATAAAGAAGGTATTTCTTCAGTAAAATCTGGGACATCGGCGAAATCAAATTTTAATTCTTTCATAGCAATTACTCCATGTATTATCAGTTATTTAACAGTATTATACTATAAAAAAGCTAAAATAGCAAGAATTATTTCTTATGGAGGGTTAATTTTCGTCAAGAACTATTTCTCGTTAAAATATAATAAGTTGAAAAAAAGTGCTTGACGAAATTAAATTTGTAGGTTACATTATACTCTAAGTGTTGTTTGGAACTTCGCTAAAGCTCGTTCCATAAACATTAAAGTCTCAAAATAGAATTACTGCGTAGCAGATCCTCGAAGAGGATTAAATTAGTGAATACTATATCCTTCTGGCGGAATATCTGTTTCAGCTATTATTGTTTCTTTAATTTGTTTAGCTAATGTTGATTCGGGATCTAGATATTCCAATATTGCATCAAGATATCGATATCCAAACTCTATAGATGAATAAGAAACAAATAAAATGTGATCCATTGGAATAGGTGCTTCTTGAAGGGGAAATGCTTCTAAAGGCATCCAATCAACCATAATAATTTCTTCAGTTTCGTTTTCGATATCAATAGTAGGGTAGAATGTTTTTGGGTATTTTATTATTACAGTATTGGATTCTTTATCTTGATAATAAAATCCAATTAAGTCTTCACCAGTTTTTAATCTAACAATTTTAATTTCAAATTTTTCGGTCATAATGTTTCCATATCTACTTTAATAATTTTATAATCAAATTTTTCTTCATTGTAAATCTTGATTCTTTCTTGGAAATGTGTTAGAGTATAGTTTTGATGTTTTTTATACCGTAAATCATCAGCAAGGTCATATAATACTGCTTCATCTTTATTTTCATTTAAACGTAAAACGCGACCAATAGCTTGGAGGTTTCTTATTCTAGATTTAGAAGGGCTAGCAAATATAATATTATGTAGGTTTTTAATATTAGTTCCAGTAGACACTGTTCCAACAGAACCTATTAAAATTACATTATGTTCAGTCTCCATTGCCTTTCTAATTTCTTCTCTTTCTTCAGCCTTAATATTACCATGAATATAATATATCTTTTTATTAACAGCATGTTTTGAATTTGAAATTAAGTCATATAGTACATCTCCATGTTTTTCAACATATTGATATAATAATAACGTATTCCCTTTTAATGATAATGATAGATTCTTAATAAATTTATTTCTACCAGCATTAGCAATTAAATATTCTAGTTCTTGTTGATACTTTAAACCTTTAGATAATTTACACGTTTCCTCGGGATATTTTAGTACGATACATTTAATGCTTAGTTTCGTAACTTGTTTGTTATCCATTAATTGTTTGGTTGTAATAACTTTTCTAACTTGACCAAATAAACTTTCTAATTGCAATGAATGTATTTTTTGTCCATTTAGAGTTCCAGTAACCCCAACTCGATAATCAGCATTAATGCATTTTTGTACAATACCTGTTAAACTATTTGCAGATGCTAAATGAGCTTCATCGCATAATACAAAATCAAATTGGTCAAAATAAGTTCGGCTCTTATGATTAAATAATGATTGCCACGTGCTAATGTATAGTTGTTTGTCGGCATTTTTATCTTGACCGGCAAATATCATATGAATATGTTTATTTACATCCCATCCATTATGGCTTGAATAATCAGCAAAATCTGATGTAAGCTGATGGCATAATGATGTGTTTGGAACCAACAGTAAACCTTTCTTTCTTTTATGTGCTAACAAATATCTAACAATAATATAAAGGATACAACTTTTACCTGAACTTGTCGGGGATAATAACATTAAACGTTTTTCATTAAGAAAATCGAGAACGCCTTTAAATTGATAATCTCTAACTTCAATTTTCTTTCCATTAGAATGAATATTTAATGTAGTAATAAATTTGTGCAGCTCAGTGTCCGTAACTGGGTCGTAGTTATCTTTATAATTGTGTTCTATAGTATAACCTCTATCTTTAGCGAATGCTTCTAATTGAGGGATTAAACCAATAAAAAACTCCATATCTCCATTTGGTAATATTTTTGCTAAACGAACTTTTCCATCCCAGAGTCTCGATTTAAAACTAGGCATAAATTTATATCCAGTAGCAAAGAAAGAAAAGTAATCGCTTAATTCTTGCGCAATCCCCTTATCGCATTTAAGGATAGCATAAGTTTCATTATGTTTTTCGATTTCAATTATCATTTTAATTTCCTGCTAGGAATCTGGCATAAGTCATATATTCCCTGAGTTGCCAAGTTCTATTATTAATTTCTTTAAGGATAGCTTCACAAACGTATATACATTCTTCATAGTATGCTTTTTTTTCAAGAATTTTTATTAAAAAATCGTCAGCTTCAAGATAAGTGTCAATGTTACCTTTAGTGCCAATCTTTAAGTCGAACTGATCCCATCCATACTCGTCCAAGGTTTCCTTTGCAAGATTTCCTAGGTAATACTCCCTACGAATTTTCTTCATCTTTGCATGGTCGAATTTTGCTTTCTGTGCAGCGAGTCTATGCTGAGAAAGAATCTCGACATATTTCGCGTGCAAAAGAGGAGTATTTACTAATTCTTGATGAGGTTTAGATTCGTCGATTTGACTATCTGTTTTCCAATATTCTATAATTGCGTCAAGTTTTATCATTTTAAATTCTCAAATAAACATTACAAAAATATATAGGCGATTAAACTAATGCTATTTCATACCTTTTAAATCTAAATGTTGCTGTAGCAGTAATAATTTTTTCAGAACTAATCCTAACATCTAAAGGTATAGCAGAAACATATACAGGAAACAAATCAATAAAATGTATTTGTACTTTTGGTTTATCGTCAGCTGCAGATAATGTTGTTAATAATGCATCTGCATATTGTGGAGTATTTAAATATTCGTATTGACTATATTTTGATAATTTATCTAAATTTTTATAATCATCCCAAGTTTCAGCTTGCGTATAACCTTTAATCCAATAATAAATTGACGCCCAAGAGCGCAATTCTTCATCAACAAGAAATTCTACATTAAGATCTTCGTATTCCATTTTATCGCCTGGAACACCCATATCCCTAAATGGAGATAACTGAACTGTACTTTGCGTGTTTACTCCAGGAATATTAACAGCTTGACAGAAAAACTGAACCTCTGTTAATCTTGGAATTATAAAAGTAAACTTCGATGACTGTAATAAATCGGTATTACAGACGTTTGTATCTTCGAAAGCCATAAAAAATCCTTATAATTTATTTACTTGTATTTATAAAATTCTAAATACAAAAAAAGCTTTACTTTTTTTAAGTTATGTAGTACAATATACTTGAATCTTACAATAGGAGATATAGATGGTAAAAGTTGTAGTTTTAAGACCAGAAGAGGTAACTCCAAGACCCGATTTGGTTGGTAAATGGCTTGATGAAAGCCATTATAAGATATTAGTTGAAGAAGATTTAGATGTATATCTTCCTCCAGATTGCGCAGATTTTACTGCCGAAGAAAATTGCGATAATGATATGAATTGTTCTGGTTGTTCAAAAGGCTTATCTGAAAAAAATATCGTATTTAAATTTCGTAAAAACTTTTTTACTAAAGAAGAAGCTGATGCCGCTTATGCTGGTTTGCGCGATGCAGCTGTTGAAACGCAAAATCGTGGTATGGCTGGTGGTCCAAGAACTGCTACATGCGCAGGAAGAGAATGGGTTACTGATGAACAATTTGATTTATTGGAATTCTTTGCACATAAAAATTCGACTTCAGTATTTGGCGGATATACGCCAAAGGCAGATGTTGATTTAATACGAGCTAAGTATAAAAATCTTAAATCTGATGATAGTCGTGGTGTCGTCTGGTTGACTGAGCAAATTAGAGCTGAGAAATTTGTATTTAATGACTTTATCGATAAATTATGCGCATTAACTATTGATGAAGCAAAAGCTGAAGCTCAACGAGTATTAGATAAATTGATTAGTAAAACGACTTATGCTAATGTCGTAAATTCTGGTATTGCTGGTTGGTATGATAGATATCCTAGAATTCCTTTTGGTAGACCAACTACCTATACAAGAGATAATCTAGAAAAGTTTTCTAAGTCTTATCCATTCTTACAATCTTTAGCTAAAGGTTTTAAAGATATGCTGCCATGGCGTTATGGTAATCAAAAACGTGCTGCAGAATCGATCGATCAAAGATTTGTTGTACCGGATACTCCATTTACGACAATTACAGTAAATAGAGACTTTAGAACAGCGGGTCATTACGATCCTGCTAATATGGAAAACGGGTTTGCTAATCTTTGTGTAATTAGCAATAATGATGACTATTCTGGGTGTTATTTGGTATTTCCTGAAATTGGGTATGCAGTTGATATTAGACCTACTGATTTATTATTAGTAAATAATCAAGCAGGTTTGCATGGCAATACTGAAATGATAAAGAATAATCCAAATTCAGAAAGAATTTCTATTATAGCCTTTTTTCATGAAAAAATGTTAGAACTTGGGTCTTATGATTATGAAGATGCAAGAAGAGAATTTATTGATAGTCGCAGATTAAACCCAAATCATCCAAACCAAAGATATCGTTGGAATGGTATTACTCCAGGAATGTGGGCTGATACTCCAGATAAAAACTATAATTATTCTGCAGCAAAAGAATGGTATGATTTCTTAAAAGCAAAAGGCGACGTTGGAGAAAAATGGTTAATTGAACGTCACCCTTGGTTAAAATCTGCAAACGAATGTAATGGATTAGAAGATTTCTTCTAGAGAAGTTAAATTAAGGTTGGGGAAATCTTGTATCTTCCCAACCTTAATACATTTCCATCCATTTTGGTGTAATTTTATTCCTCTTGATACATTTAACATACCACTATAATTTAAATTTAATTTCTTACATATTTGTTTTAACCCTAAAATAAAATAATTCTTTCCATTAGGAGAAATTATATTATAAATTTTTCTATGCGCTAAAGCTGAATTTTCTATAGCTTGTTTTGACCTTTTTCCTGCTGCATTAGTGTTTTTTAAATTTTTCCCAGTTCCATATGTATTACCGATCATTCTTTTTGCTGTATTTTGTTTTTCGCTGTCAGATATTATTCTATTTTTTTGCCCTATAGATATTTTTTTACGAATACATATTGATGGATTTGATATCCCGTCTCCGCCATCAGTTCTATTTAATAGAATTCCTGTTCCTAAATCTTTTCTTCCATACCATTTAATTAATTTTCGTTCTATAGCTAATGCACCGATTTCTGTTAAATTAGTTTCAACAAAAACTATATAATTTTTGTCTTTAGGAACAGGAACTTTTCCGTGTTTTTTAAATGCTCTATTTTTTATACCTTTTCCTATATAATATGGCGTGCCGCTTTTTGCTGTTATTGAATCGATTGTTCTTATGTATGCATAAACATAATAGTTTAAGGTAAATTTATTTTTATTTGTATAAATATTTTTGCTGGGCATTGATATTCTCTATGAATGTTAAAACGAATGTTTAGAGCTTATAGATCTGCCAGGATCGTGATAAGCATTTTTTTTTGCTTTACAATATCAAAATAATATAGTATAATATATTTATATTATTTTTAGTTAAAATTAAAGGGTAGATTATGAAATTGAATATTGCAATTCCTTCGTATAAACGATCTGATACGCTTAGAGATAAAACTTTAAGTGTATTGGAGAAATATAATGTAGATCCAAGTACAGTAACAATCTTTGTTGCTAATGATGTCGAAAAGACTGCATACGAAACATCATTAAAAGATAACATTTATAACAAAAATATTGTTGTAGGCGTTGTTGGTATGGGACCGATTAGAAACTTTATTAGAAATTATTATGATGAGGGGGAATTTGTTGTAAATTTTGATGATGATTTATCGAGTATTATGCGCAAAGCTCCTGCTGATGAAAAGAAAATGGAGCCAATTGAAGATATCCATAAAGAAGTATTTGAGCCAATGTATAATATTATGCAGGAGAACGAAAATAAGCTCTGTGGTGTCTATGCAGCGTCGAATGCGTTTTTTATGAGTTATACCCCTAAGACTGGTTTATATTACTGCATTGGGTCGCTGTGGGGCTGCATTAACGATAAACATCAAGATCGTATGGTTCAATTATGTGACAAAGAAGATTTTGAAAGAACTCTTCAACATTATGTTCTTGATGGGTCAGTTTCGCGATTAGATAATATTACTGTTATATCAAAATATTATACTGAAGATGGAGGAATGCAAGTTGAACGAACTCTTGAGCGTATTGATAAAAGTGCTGATGATTTGGTTCGTAGATTTCCTGATTTATGTACAAAATATGTTCGTGAAACTACAGGTCATGCTGAATTACGTTTACGAGATACCAGTGGAGGTAAATATCAAAGATCCACGTCTTTTGATTTAGATAGTTTTTTCTAAACTCCCAAATAGAAAAAGGGAGCCGAAGCTCCCTTTTTTGTTTCATCCATGAAACAAAACTAAATTACATTAAGTTTTTCACAGCAAAGATTCTGTAATAGTTGTTGCTACGTGGAGTAATCAAACCTTGACCTTGGGTTGTACCTTCAGCGAATGGATTTGCTACTAAACCGTAACGAGTTTTAAAGCCGATTTTTGGTTGGAAAGTACCTGGATCAACTGCACGAACCATTTGTAAAGGAACGTATGGGCAGTAGAATAAACCAGAGTCATAAGGACTTGTACCTTTATAACCAACTGTACATAATTCAACGTTTTGGTATGAACCACCGAAGTAAGGATCAATATAAACTTTGATACGACCATGTAACAAACCAGCATATGTATTACCAGTATCATCAACTTGTAAGTCAGCTGATAATGCAGGAGTATATTGTAATACGCCAGCCATTGCTAGAGCAGAAGCAACGTCAGAAGAAACGATTAAGATGTTACCTTTTCCTCTACGAGTTGTTTTAGCGATTTGATTAGCTTCTCTTTCGATATGATAAATCAAACCTTTAAATCTTTCAACTGACCAACGACCATTTGAGTCTGTATCTAAGTCGAATACGCCTGGAGTAACTGTACCGAATTGAGCACCAGCTTTAGCTACTGTATAGATTGTACGAATTACTTCGCGGTTCATCTCAGCAAGAATTTCTGTAGATAAAACGTTTGATAATTCAGTTTCAGCATCCAAACCATGAATTGCTTTCAAATCTTGAGCCATTTCTAAGCTGTATTCAGCTTTCAATGCACGAGTTCTAGCAGAAACAGTAACTTTTTCGATTGAAATTGACATTTCGCCGAATACAGTACCAGCACCATCGCCTAATACTTCACCCATAGCAGTTGTCATTGCTTGTCCAGTATCAAAAGCTGAATTAGCTAATGGACCTGTAGAACCTACAGCTGAATTTGCAGTTGAACCACCTGTGCCGATAATACCAGAGAAAATAGTATTAGCTTCGTTATAGAATGCTTCGTTACCGCCACCGTTAGGGAATGTACCGTTACCTTGAGCGCCATAACGTGAGCGTAAAGCAAAGATTAATCCAGTAGGACCAGTCATTGGTTGAACGCCAGCTACGTCATATGCAATCAAGTTAGGTAAAGCACGACGTACTAAACTGATTAAAATTGGATCGAAGTTAGAAATACCACCAGTTGTATTAGTTGGTGTTCCTTCCATCAATGTTTCGCGATCTGAATCCATCGCTGCTTGTTGATTTTCCAATACAATTGCAGTAACTGCTTTTTTGTATGGATCAGTAATTTTTGCTAATTCTGGATGATCCAGAACTGGACTCCATTTATTTTGCAATTCTTCGTTTAATAAAGCCATTTAGATAAACTCCTTAAATTTTTATTTTTATTTTAAAATTGTTTGTGAAATACGTGAAGCATAAGCAGCAATTGTTGGATCAACTCTTTTTGCTGGTTTTACTTCTTCATTTAAGTCAATAACGTCATTTAAAGATTCGATAGAAGCTGGTTTAACGGTAGATGCTGAGAAATAAGATTCTTTAATATCTTCCATTTGTGTAACAAAATCATTTTCGCTTACAAATTCTACGCTCTCTGCGATAGTTTTAATTTTTTCAGCTTGAGATAATGTTAATCCTTCACATACTGCGTGAAGAGCTTCAACTTTCTTTTGTTCTGACAATTTTTGTTTCAAGTTAATGTTTTTATTCATTTCTTCATTAACTTGTTTTTCTAATGCCTCTACTTTAGAAGCTAATTCTTCTACTACATCGAATTTTTCTTCAGGAATATCGATATAGTGTTCTTCGAATACGGTTTTCAAAGACTCAATAAAGCCTTCTGCAATTTCAGTTCTTAAGCCTGATTCAACTGCTAATTTATTTTCTTCCATCCACGATTCAGTAACGTAATCTAAATATTCGTCAACTTTATCAGTGAAATCTTCTTTCATATCTTCATAAGCTTCTTCAAATTGCGCAACATAATGCGCTTCTAATTCTTCAGCTAATTCACCAACTTTAGATTTAACAGCAGCTTCAAAAATAGCAGATGCTTTACGTTTAAAACTTTCTGATAAGTTTTCGCCAGCCATTAATGCTGCGATATCTTCGTTTACTTCTTCTTCATCTTCGTCTGGTTCGCCTTCTTCATTAACACCTTTTTTAGGATGAAGATTTACTTTTGTATCAACTTTAGAAGAAGCTTCAGCTGGTTGTGGAGCTAATTTTTTCATTGGTTCAGCGCCAACAGGTGGTGTTTGACCTGGAGGAGTTGCAGATGGAGCTTCAACACTCAATTTTTCCCAATCAGCATTTCCTACATCATGACCTGTTGTTTTATTAACTGTATCATGTAATTTTTCGCCTTCGCCAAATTTATCTTGTTTAGCGCCTTTGTCTTTTCTGTTGCTGTTTAGAATATCCATTGCAGCTTCAGAAAGATTTAAATTTTTATCTTGTGACATCAAATATCTCCTATTAGATTTTTATAATAATTATTTATATAAATTAAATTTTGTATTAGAGTTTTCTTAAAAAGTTTTCGAAGATTTTAAGAGCCATCGGTTCAACTTCTTTAGCTGTAAGTTTTCTTAAAGTATCTCTTGATTCTTCAAGATATTGTTCAACCCAACCTTTACCTTCAATAAACATCCATTCCTTTCCTTCCATTAAACCTTCAACATAGCAATCTTTACCTGATGGATCTAATACAATATCAACTGTTACTAAACGAAAATCTGGTTGGACGTATTTAATTCCATTAGATTCTTTGATAGAACCCAATCCTCTTGTTGATACGCCAAAATTTACGCCAGCATCAATAAATGATTTTACGATATTTCCATTGGGAGTATCTAAAACTTTAGCTTCACCATAACAACGGTGATCATCAAAATCCAATTTGGTAATAAGGTGAGATACTTTATCTGGATTAATTTGCGGTCCTTCTGGGTGAGACAATTCACCTAAAGATCTACGAGTATCAATATAATCTCTTTTATATCTTGTTACTTCAGGTAGCATATGCTCTTTTACATAAACTCTACCATTTCTGTTTTGTTCATTACAATGAATGAAATAACCTTTAATAGTATGATTCTTTTTACCGTTAGCTTCTTCTACAAGAACTTCTGTTTCGGTAAACTCATTTAACAATTTCATCGTTTGTTAACTCCTGTTATTGACCAGATTCTTCCGATAAATCTGTTGATTGTAATTGAGCAGCCTGTTCCAAAATTTCTAAGAAACTTTTATCTGAAACGTGTAATTCTTCTGCTAATTCTTCATTATTGTTGATGAAATTTAAAATTACATCAGCGCATTCTTTATTTATATTTAACTCCGACTGGTCGTCAAATATAATAACTCCTATATCATCATTCTCTGATATTTGTGTTAACTTTTCTAAAACTGATTCTGTTGTATTAGAAAAGCTAGAACCGTCCAAAGGAACAGTAATAAATTGATTTAAGTGCTCCGAGTGATACAAAGCTACTTGTTGCCCGTTAGGGAATCTTTGGACATAAGTTCTTTTTAGAATTAGAACCTGAGGTAAATCTTTATGTAATGTTTTAGTCATAGTACGGATTCTGCGCTTGTTTATTTGATTTTTTATTTCCTGAAGGAGATCTACCTACAGATGGATCTTGATCATTTGCATCTTCATCGTTAGGTACACCATCTCCATCTGGATCAGCATTAGGATCTTCTCCGGGAACTCCTGGATCTCCGCCTAATCCCGCCATTGGATCATTCATTAATTTTGGGTCCGGATATACTTGATCTTTAATTTCTTGTGCAATTTGTTTTTGCATTTGTTCGATTTCATCGTCATCCATTTTAAGGATATTTTTTTGGATCCATTCTTGAGAATAATAAACGCCTTTATATGGATCAACAACTGCCAATAAATTTAATCTATTCTGTAATAATTCTGAATCTTTCATTTCAGCATAATTATTATCTCTAACAAATTCATAATCGAAATCTTGTTTGTATACATCAAACTCATCATCAGAGCAAATACCTTTTAATTGGCATTGAACTTTTAATGCTTGATCAAACACGTCAGTAAATTTATTTCTTAATCTTTGGATAAATTTGTCAAATTTAATTTCATCACGAGAAATTACTTGATTTGTACCAACATCAAATGCACTATCGGGTTGAACTAATCTAGAAAATGGAACATTAAGTGCTTTATATAATTTTTTCTCGAAATATTCTACCATTGACATATCATCAAATGCAGCAGAAGATGGTAATGTAGTAATTTCTGTTGATTTATTATCAGAGCGTCTAGGTAACCAGAAATCATCCATCATAGAAAGGAATCTTCTATCATCTCTGATTTCACCTGTTGTAGCATCATAAACGACTTTATTTTTATATTTTGTCATAATATCTTTAAGATATTGTTCTGCCTTCATTTTAGGTAGATTACCAACATCAATATAAAAAATACGTCTTTCTGGAGCTCTTGATACTTTGTAAATTACGCTAGCATCCTCGATCATTCTTAATTGATTTAGAGGTTTAATGCATTTATGTAAGTTACTTAATATAATTGATCTTTTTGCGTCCAATAAACCTGATGTAACGCAAATCATTGAATCTGGAGCAATTCTTAATCCAGAATTTGTTAAGTTAGATTTTGTTGATATAGTATCAGAATAGATATAATATTCAACATAACCAGCAACAATATCATAACCAGTAGTTTGATCTTTTACTTTTTTAATTTCGCGAATTTTTGTAATTTTTCTTGGATCTGTATATCTTAATTCTTGAATACCTGCATTTGGATTTGCTTTATCGAGAATAATATTATAATACATTCTTCCATCAATATAATATCTTCTAAAGATATCTTGACCCAATTGTTTAAAATTCAAAAGAGTCAAGATATTATCAAATTCATCTTCAATAGCTTTCTTTATTTTAGGTGCAACTTTCAAATTATCTAATTTTAATTTTATAATAACTCCATCTTCATTGATAATTGCTTCATTAATAATATCATCAACAGCACTTTCAATTTCTGGTTGCATAGCCATTTCGCGATATCGAGTAATTAACTCTACATCATTTTTATAATTTGAATCTAAATCAATAGTGGTACCATAATGCGCTGCTGCAGTTATAGTAACTGCACCATCATCTAGTACTGGAGCTGAAAAAGAAGGTAGCACTTCCTGTGCTGGTGTATCTTTCCCTATTTTAAAACCGAATAATGAAAATTTAGCCAAAATAAATTACCTTTTTAAATATTAATAGTATATTCTTATATATTAGGTTACTGATTTAGATTCCCAGTATTGATACGAGAATGTTACACCAAATTCTTCAATTCTATCATTTGAACCCCAATCAAGAGCAATTGGATCAACAGTATTAGGGAACATACCAACAAATTTATATTCTTTGATTGCTGCACCAGTTTTACTGTATTGCGTAACAACAGCATCAGCGCAATACAATGTTGAATTGATTGCTCCAGCTGCACGAACGTTTTGTGAATGACTATTTAACTTATCTGACCAAGATTCAAATGCATTTCTAATATTAAAATCTTCGTCATTAATAACTGTAATACTCCAATCTGGAAATTGTCTATCGCCAGCAAATTTTACTTGACGACCAAAGTAAAATTGTGATGCAACGCCCATAATTGATGGAGGTAATGTTGTAGCATGAGCCATAAATGTTAATTGTTTAGATGCAACAGGTGCACTAGCAACAGTTGGAAATGTAAGCGAAACTGAAAATAAATTCGGTCTAGCACCATCACCAATCATTGCTGATCTAAATTCTGCAATATTGAACGCCATGTTCGGATACTCCTTATTTGAAAATCGTAAATATTCTTTTAATTATTTATAATGGTTGGTGACGAGTCTAGACTCGTCACCAAACTAACTGTTACTTAGAATTTACCTGCAATTTCAGTAAAGTCAACGCCAGTACGAACTGCTACGAAATTCAACTGGATAAAGTTGATAGATCTAGCTGGTTTAATGTAAATATCACCAACGAATCTATTTGTATCAATAACTTCAGCAGTATTATTTGTTTCATCGCAAATTACCGAGAAATCATAGATACCTCTACGTCCTTTTACATCTCTTAAGAATGGTTCAACCATAGATATAAATTGCGCTCTTGTAAACGAATCGTTGAATTCAAATAGAGAGTATTTTGCTGCAATTGCAATAGCTTTTTCAAGAACAATAAACAATCTACGAACATTAATTCTGTCAAATGCAGATGGTTTCATTTGCATTGTTTTATCGCCATAAAGGATAATTCCTTCTCCTGGGAATGCAACAACTGGATTAATTCCATTTTTGTACAATTCATCTCTTTGAGCTTTAGTTGGATTCCATGACAATTTAATTGCATTTAAGATTTGACCGCGATTAAATCCAGCAGGAGAAAACCATGGATCTCTTACATTATCAGTTCTAGCACATAAACCCGCAGTATCACCATTTAATGGAACATAACGATATTTGTTGTTATATTTATCGAATTGATATTTCCATCCAGAATCAAATACTGAATAAGAAGTTGATGGAGTTAATGCATTTCTATATTCAATAATGTTATCTAAATTAACTGAATCAACCGCATCAGCTCTTAATGGAGAAACAAATGCAACGCAATCTTTTCTTTGGTTTACTATATCTAATACATGATTAGCTAAAGTGGCATCAGCAGCGCCAGATAACAATAAAGAAATATCAACTTCATCAGCATTACTAAATTTATCGTATGCTAATTGTAAATCTCCTGCAGATGGAGCAACATTAGTTCCTCTTCCCAATTTATGATAATAATTTGTTAATTTATCGTAAACTAGTCCATTATCAAGCATATCACCCCAATTTGTCGAACCAGTTAAATGGTTAGCAACATAGATATATTTTGATTCATTTAAAATTTTAGTTACATAATAGCTTGGCGAGCCGTCATCTGTTTTAGCGTCTTGCGCTTTTGATACATGAGCAAATTTTTCTAATATAGTTCCTTTTTCGCCTGTAATTTTTCCATCAGTATCAATTACAATTATATGTAATTCATCGTTTTCCGCACCTTTACTATCAATAGCATATGCTGATGAAGTAGGTTTTGAGTCAAATTGGTCTGCATACGCCCATCTTGTTGATGCCGTAATATTAGTTGCAGTTGCTGCTCCATTTTTAGAAACTGCTAAAACTGTATTTGTCGCAGAAGTAGAAGTAAATCCAGAAATAGGATAATCGGTTCCTCCAACTTTTACTATATCGCCAATAGTCAAGAATGTATTAGCATATCCAACGTTTAATGTTACAGATGGCAAGCCTAATGTTGTATTTGCAGTTAATCCTGTTTGACTAAATGAGGTATTAGAAGAACATACAGAAATACTTAATGAGTTCCCTAAATCGCTTGGATAACGGCCAAAAAATGCACCAAATTTAGAATATGTTCCTGCATCAAAATTTAATTCGTAATCTTCTTCGTTTGCAATACTTACATCTGTTTGAGACGTAGGTAAAACTGCAATTGCTCCATTTGCTGCTCCAACGATATTAGCAACAACATTTACGACATTTCCGTTAACTGTATTTGCAGTCAAAATAAATGGACCGTCAACTGTAGTTAATGTAAATTTATCTCCGCTACTCAAATAAGATCCAATGCTTTGGTTAAATACTACTTCTGTATTCCCTGAACGAGTATTTGCAGTTAAAGAATTTAAATTAATAAATTCTGAAATACATGTTGAGTTAAATGTATTAGAATTGTCTATAGCTCTAACAACTCTAAGATTGTTTGTATACGCTAAGAAATTAGCAGCAGTAAAGAATGATGCGTAATTTTCATTTGTAGGTTTGCCGAAAGTAGAAACTAATCTATTTTCTGAATCTACTAATGTTCTGATACCTGCTGGTCCCCAGCTAAATTGTCCGGCAAATGCTCCTATTGATGAACTAACTCCTGGAACTACGTTAGTTAAATCAATTTCTGATACATTTACTCCAGGTGATAATTGAAACCCCATAAATTGTACTCCTTGTTATAAAAATAGAAAATCAGTTTTCATAGAGGTATTTATAATTTTCAGCGTTTATGTTTAATAATAAAATCCTGCTGGTTCAACAACTTCCCATAAATCACCATCTTCTAATGTAAATCTATCCATTAATGGATTACTAAATTGCGGCATAGGTGGAACGTCAATATCATCTTCTTTAATATAATTATTTTCTATTTGTAATCTTTTACGGATATCTGTAGAAGATAATTCTATAAATAATTTTTGAGTTGATAACCAAGCAAAAATAACCAAAGTCATCGCTAAATCATCATTAGCTCCTTCTTCAGCTGCAAATGAGTTATTTGTTGCAATAAATCGAGTTAATTCATATATAGTTTCGCTGGAATTAATTCGTAATTTATCAGTTTCAATTAAAGTCTTTAATGTGGTACAGCCAACACGTTTGACTAATGGGCTCATATTTACGCCATTTTGTGTTGCTTTACCGTTCTCGCTTATTTGTTGAGCTTTTTTGTTTCCTGCATAAACTTTTAATACATTTTCATATTCTAAATCTTGAAATAAAGTATCTGCTACTGTTGGATTATTATTAACCTCAATTAATACATATGCATTATTATAATATTCTCCAGCCATTTTAATAATATCTGGAAATAACATTGGATGTAATTGATTATTTCTATATGTAGCTACTTGTGTATATGGAATTGTTGATACATCAAAAATGGAAAATGCAGCATAATCTAAGTTTTTCCCCTCTGAAACGTCAACAGTCATTGCATAAATATGGTCTTTATCTATTTGTTTTTTAGTTTCATCATCAAATGATTCTTTAACTGGAGGAATAAATACATCCATTTCATTTGGAATTGTTATTCCAGCAAATATTTCATCATCAGTATCTAATGGATCTACTGCAACAAGAGTTTGTAATTTTGATCCATCGATTAATGTATTTGTAGAACCTAAAAATTCGCAATTATGCGATAAAATTCCATTAGTATAATAACATTTATCGTTTCCCGCATCTATGACATCAAAAACTTCTTCTAATTCAAAATTTTCAGAAATAAAATCAATTTTAGAAAATCCATGAATAGTCTCTATAAAATCTAAATCAGATAATTCGCTAATTTCTTTATAACCATCAAGAGTTTTTATTTTATGATCTATAGTACAATCAAGAAAACAGTTATTTTGTGTTATAATCTGAACGGTTCGTTTTTTATGTAATTTATTTACACCTCTAAACTTTTCCCATCCATTTATAGTTTTTATTTTATATTTTGTATTTTTCCCAAACATGTTTCCAACTTTTTTTGGTTAATAATCGCATTAAAGCTGCTGGAGTTAATTCATAAGTATTTGCATAAAACTTAGAAAAACTCCATTCATATGAATCAACTCTACCGTTTCTTTGTGTTATTCCTTCTGACTCTAATTTTGGTCTACTAAAATATAATTCTAATATTTCTATAACTTGGTTTTCTTTTAATTTTGCTTTAGAATTTAATTCCCCAGTGCTATTTTTAGAACGTTTTATTTTTAAATCTTCGGAAACAAATATTTTTTTACCTTTATTCCATGGAATAGTTCCTTTTTTTACTCCTCCAATTCCAGGTCTTTTAATTCCTTTTTGTATATTAGAAATTTGTTCTGTTGACATATCCATACGTTTCATTATCATAGCGCAAGCTCCGAATTCCTCTTGCGCTTGATGAATATTAAAATGCTCGCATATTGATACGCATTTCAAATTGGTAATATCATTATTATTCCTATTACCGTCTATATGGTGTATTTCATATGTTCTTCCTTCATAATCTTTTGGAATACTACCATAATGCTCTTCCCATATTTTTCTATGTTTTGACATAAATATGCTCCTATTATAAATATAATTATTTATAATATTATGAATTCCTAAGAATTCATAAGCGAATGTAATTTACGCATTGTAATTTTTTGTTCATTACCAAATTCATCCTGTATTTCAACTATTGTATCCCCAGTAACGCATGCAAATTCTTGGTTAAACTGACGAGCAGAAGTATTTCTAATCGTAGTTTCTTTCCAGTTTTCATCGCGCCCTGGAACTCTAGACCAATGAATATCAACAGCTTTATAATCACTCTTTTTACTTACTGCATCCATCCACATTTTGTAGTATAAATTCATACCACGAGGAGTAGATACAATAATAATTTTTGTTGTTTTACCTGAGGAAATTACAGGATATGTTGAAGTAAAAAATTCTTCGGCTAAGTTATTATGAACGTGAGCAAATTCGTCCATAAATACAAGATTAAATGATCCACCACGAACAGAACTAGCAGCAGTAGAAGCTGCTAACATTTTTGATCCATTTTCTAATTCAATACTACCTTTATTCCATATAACAATACCTTGTTGTAACCACATAGGTAAATTTTCATAGGCTAATTGATATCGAGAAAGAATCTCAACAGCTAATGATTTTTTATTAGCTGTAATAGCAATATTATAATTTTCGGTAAATAATGATAACCATAAAAGATAACCAACAGATGTTGTGGTTTTACCTGATTGCCGGCCAATCCTTACAATAGAAAATCTATTTTCATGAAATGCTTGAACCATTTCTTCTTGATAGTCGTGCATATCAAAATAGACAAGACCTTCATCAAGATTAATAATTTTTACATAATTACGAATAAAGTATATTGGGTCATTAATACATTTTCTAAGTTCATCTGTTTGATGTTGATCGAATTCCCAATTTTCAATACCCGCTCTTCTTAGATTAGGATTATCTCTATAATATAACTTATTGCTACCCTCAAAATCAATCATTCATTATTCTCATTTTTAATAGATCGTATTAAATCTTTAGTAGAACCAACAAAAACTGCATTTTTAATATTTTGAGTAACGTTTTCTTTTTTACCTGTAATATCGCGCATTTTCTTTTGAACTTCAAGTAATTCTTTTGACGCATCAACAACAGTTTTTATCATATTGCCAGCAACTTCAAAATCGCGAGCTTTTTCTGATTGCCTAGCAATTGCCAACATATCATCAATAGCTTCAGTTCCTTTTGCAATTAACGAATCAATACTTTCTCTAGTTTTTTCATAATCAGTTTTTAAATCGTGATCTAATAAAGTAGATAAATCATGAGTTGATTGTTCTGCAGGTAAAAATTCTGCAAATTCAGTTTCTTCTTCGTTCACCAATGAAGGAACATTAAATATTTCCTCCATTGTTTTATTAAATTTAGATGTCATAATTACGTTGTATAATCCAAGTTAGATTGATTTACTGTATATGGTCCAACAACTGGGAATGTGTTTGGAGTTGGCGTAACGCCAGTATCATAAGCTAATCCTTTATTTGGAGTTTCAGCAATAATATACTGAGCTGATCCAGTTAAATTAGTTATAATTGAATTAGCAACGAATGTTCCAACAACAGTATCAAGAGTTAATATCAAGTTATTAGCATTCCAAGTTACAACACTTCCTCTTGCTGAAGCTCTATCATAAGAATAACCCTGGAATACGCTTTCTCCTTTTGTAAAGTATCCAGTTCCATCAGTTAACGTATAACTCATAATTGGGCTTGGTATATAAACAAATGTATTTGCTTGTAAAATTGGTTTATATTCTAATGGAGGTTGGTAAATAAAACTTCTGGCAGTAAATGTTAATGTTCTAAACACAGACCTAACTGGAGAATCGTACGATCCAGTGGAATCTTCTTCTTCAGATTCGCCGTTATATGTTATTGGTATAGTTTTAACAATACCTGCTTCTGGAACCATAACAATTTTTATATTATAATCTGGAGTAAAATGCGATAAAATATACTCCATTATTTGATTGGCATCTTCAATATTTCTAGTATATAACACTAACTCTAAATTAAAATTATATGGAATTGGAGAATTAATATACATATCTCCAGCTGCAGCACAACCCATTAATTTATTTGCTGAATTTAATTTACGATCTACATCATAAACCATTGATGTTAAACCATATTCAATTCTAGGTAATGTTATTTGCACTTTTTCGTGCGAAATGTCTAACCGTTTTACATATTTTTCTTTATCGCCATAAATAATTGGAACAATTATTCTTTCTGATTCGCGCCCTTGATCGTCATATTTTATTAATGGAATGTCTTTAAATAAACTAGCAAATGCTATAGTAGTTTTTCTTATTGATTGTAATCTATATGAACTCATATCTTTTTTACCTTATTTGTATTTTAAACTACCAAAACCTTCAGAAGTATCAATAAAATCAACGACTTCATCGAAAATAGGTATATTATCAAATTGAGATTCATGAACTCTAGCATCAATAGTTGTTAATAAATATTGTGCATTACTATTGGCGCCATAAATATATCCTGCTGTATTAGAAAATTCTCCACTATTATTCATTATAGTTACAATAGAGTTTGCGCTATCCCATGCAGTAACTTCACCATAAGCAACTTTATTATTAGCATTACCTTGATAAATTATTTCTCCAATAGTATAATTACCAGTACCCGCTTCAACATCTAAAATAGTTTTATATGATTCAATAATTTCAATCATATCAATAGAATCAATACCAGTATCCAAACTTTCGTCATTATATTTAAATGGTTCAAGAGATAATTCATAATAGAAAGGTCTAACTCTACCTAAAGTATATAAATCTTTGGATGTATTTACAAATTTAATTTCAAATAATTCTCCAGAATCTTTAAAAAACGGTATAAAAATTAAATTACCTTCTATTGGGCGTTCAAACTGTTTAGTTGTTCGTTTCATAAATTCACGAAACGATATTTGAATTTTAGTTTGATTTCTTACTTCTAATCCAAATTTCGAGAAAAAGTCTTGTTCGTCTCCATAATCCATTGTATTAACCAAATACATATCCATTTTATATGCGTCGTCAAACTGCTTTAAAGGATCGTCTCCATAGATTAAATCTCGTCCTTCAACGTTCGAATTTGGAATATAGTACCCACTGAAGCCTTGAATGTTTATCGCCTCGTTGTAGAGATCCTCGATTAAATTTATCTCGACTGCTGCTTTACCATAATTTTGAAAATATTTACTTGGCATAATAATTATCCAACTAAAAATTGAACTGGCAATTCATATCTATCTTGCATTTCATTTTCTAATCTTTGTATATCTGATATTGCTTCATCAAAAGTTTCTTTACCATTTAAAGTTAATCCACCTGGAAGCTGAATACCGCCAAACTTTTTCATATTATCGCCCCATTGACGTTTAAACAATGCGGTAACATATTCTTTTAGCCAACGGTCATTATAAACGCTTTCAAAAGTTTCTGGGTCAATTGCTTTATATCCTTCAGCAACAACCATTGACCCAACTGGAATCTGTGATGAACCCCATCCCCAATCTACATATAATCTTCCAGTATGACGTTGAAATCTAATTGGAACTTCCCCAGTAAACATTTCACTTAAATTTTGGAGATGTTGCATTGTAATGGAGAAATTAGTATATGATGTTGATGTAAAATCGTATAATTCATGAAGACGAAGTTGATATCTTAAATCAAACATATTATTTTTAGTAATAGTTTCATTTAACGCAAAAATTCTAGTAATACCTAAAATTCCCGGATCAATAGTAAAATATTTTTGATCAACGTCTTGTTGGGTGATTTCGTGCTTCCAGAAAAACGATTCTGTAGCATCATAATGATAATCTTGATAAAATTGAATCGCATCATCAATTCTATCTTCTAATTGTTCGTCATCAACATTGATAGTGATAACTGGAGCACCTAATCTTCTTAGAGCATAATCTTTTAATTCGTCTCTTGTTGTAACTTGAGCCATTTAAAACTCCTTATATGTAGTATTATATTATTTATAACAGAGACGGTAAAAAGGTTATTCTGTATTTATAATTGCAGTTGACGTTTCTCTATCTAAAGTCAATATTCCTTCGCATGCAATATTCCATTCTTCGCCTGTTCTTTCGCTAAATGATGGGACATTAATTTCAACATGTTTAACAAGATATTCTTTTTCTTCCTCAAACACTCGCCAAACGTGTTCCATTGTACCTCTATTTGGTTTACCTCTAGTTTTATTAAATCTTATAAGATATTTCATACAATTTCTACATTAGAAGTTTCTTTAAAATATGGAACTACCTTTAAATTAAAATGTATAAATTCAGTTGGTTCATTAGAAGCGTTTTTTGAAAACGAATGCGGAAGAAATGAATTTGTGATAAACATTCTTCCTGGAGTTGCATCAAAATTTATAATATTTGTTGCTGCATTAATTTCTGCTGAAGGTTTTAATGGTAAATCTGTAATTACTTTTGCTGGTCTTGGGTCATAAAAAATAGGTTTTGAACCATTTTTTGGCGCTTTAAGAAAATAAAATCCAACAAGTTGATCTCCTCCATGTACATGATGCTCCATTAAAGAGTATTTGTGGTGTTGTTGAACCCACATTTCGGTTAATATAACTCTAAAATGTTGCATATCATAACCTTGTTGATCTAAAACATTCCATCCAAGATCTAATATTGCATCGCATAATTCAGATAATCTTTCGTCATTATATATCTGACCAGTCATACGAACAGGATAAACATCATTAATTTCTTCTTTTTGTTTTCCTAGAAACTCTTTAGATACTTTATTGGCTACATCCAAAAACTCAGGAAGATTTGTTGCATGAATCGCTGTCGGGAAATATAAAAAAGTTTCTAATTCTATTTGATTAGTTTTTTTATATTGATGTGTATTTCTTCTTCTGGATATTTTTGGTTTTTTCATAATATAAATCTCTTTATCTAAATGATGGTCCAGTCACCCAAACAACTAAGGTTTTTCTAATTCCTTTTGTTACTGGAGTCACTCTATGTAAAGTAAAACTTGGAAAAACAACTACTAACCCTTTTTCTTTTTTTACAGTTACGGGATTTGTTGAATGCATTAATTGTAAATCGCCGCCTTCATAATCGTTTGGATCTGATAATTGTAAAACAAAAGATAATTTTCTTGGCGGAGAATCTGAATTTAAATTATTGTCTAAATGCCAATCATAATGCCCTAATTCATTACCTTCATATATAGTAAATTGCATATGTTCATAAAACCCGCTTAAATCAAATTTATAGTATTGATAATTTAATTTACATACAATATCACATATTCTATCATATAACCAAACTGAATCTTCTTGTAAATCTATCCATGAAGTATTTGAAACTCTAATATCCCTAACAACTCTATTTCTATCTATAGTTGCTTGTATTGGGTTTCTATTTTCTCCTAATGCAATAATAGCATTAATATCCTTATCGCTAAACCCTTGTTGCCAGAAAACATAATCTCCAATATCTTGATTTTTTGTTACAATAGGGTGAAATAAATATTTGCTCATCCTCCCATATACTCCAACCAACCCGTCATTATATATTTATCGCTAGTTAACGGAGGGTTTCCTCTATGTGTAAATACGTATCCAGAAGGAAAAATTACCAATCTTCCTTTTTTCGGTTCTATTCGTTGACGAAGATATAGAAATTCAGTTTCTCCCCCAACATCAATGTCGTTTAAATATAAAATATATGCACCTAATCTTCTGGAAGTAATTAATCCTCCGGCTTCGAAATGCCATAAATGATATCCTCCTCCAGGAGAAGTTTTTTGTATTTTGTGTGCAAAAATACCATGCTTTTCTGCAGTATTTAATGTCGAAAAATATTTTAAATATTCTGCATACCAAACATCAAAAAACGTATCATTAAATTCAGCAACTAAATTGGTGTTATCTGATGAAAAATATCTTTCATTTATTGATGCATGCAGCGAAGCTGATATATCATTTTTATATATTTCTTGAGCATTTTCTGATTGTAATCTATTCCATGTTCTATTATTTTTTTGCGACCATTCAAAAAAATTTATAACTTGATCGCAATATTCGTCACTAAAGGCATTGTCAAATATAGCAATACCATTATTTTGTATTTCAAGCATTTTGTATAGGCACCAGTTCAGTTTTATGTAAAATATCATTATATTGTTCAACTAAAATTTCTTGAGATTCCCATCTACCATGAGGAGCGCAAAATTTAATAACTTCGTCAATAGTTTTTCTCGTTTCATCTTCATTCAGTATATAGGAAGGAATATGAAGAGTATATGATGTTAAAGATTCATCTGTAGCCATATATTCAACAAGAAGAGCATTTTCGGCTATATTAATATCTTTTATTTTATATGTATATTCATATTTTTTCATCTATTTAATTCCTTTGTAATTTAATTATTGTCTTGGCCATGAAACGGTAATTTTTTGCGCAGCAACATATGGATATGAAACTCTAGAAGAAATTTTTGCGCTAACGCAACTAAGCGTATCTGCAGCCCCCCCGCAATTTGCGCTACCATCTTTTCCTGGGGATCCTGCAGATCCGGATGCGCCTTTAAGACCTATGCATCCATTTTTTCCTGAATTTCCATCAGCCCCAGTATTACCTGGAGTTCCTGATGCACCTTTAAGACCTACGCTTCCAACTGATCCAGGAGTTCCATCTTTTCCGGGAGTTCCGGCATTTCCAGCAGTTCCTGGAGTTCCAGCACTTCCATCTTTTCCTTGATTTCCTGCAGGTCCTACGTTACCCCTTAAACCTATACATCCAGGAGTTCCTGCATTACCATCTTTTCCGGTTGCGCCAACAGTTCCAGCTTTTCCTTGAGTTGAAACGCCAACAGTTCCTGCAGTTCCTGGAGAACCTGTCATTGATTGACCTACGCACGCTTTTCCGATACCTCCAGCTCCGCCTCCTGGATATGTTGCTCCATCGCTACCAAAAACTGTTGGTACATATAATTTGGAATTGAATATAGAACCTGCATAGCCTCCAGCTCCGCCTCCTCCCCAATTTCCTGCAGTACCTACCCCAGCAATAGCAGCTGTTCCATCATTACCTGGACATCCAGTTACACCTTGTCCACCAGGAGAGCCTTTTGTTCCTTTATATCCTTTACCTCCGGTACATCCATTATTTCCCGTGTAACCTTTGGCGCCTTTTACTCCTTTTAATCCTTTATATCCGGCGAATCCATAGGTGCCATCAGTACCTTTAGATCCTTTAGACCCTTTTGCGCCTTTATATGTACTTGCAAACCCTACATTACCACAAGCTCCTGCATTACCAGTATAACCTTTAGCTCCTTTAGCTCCTTTCGTGCCTTTAGTTCCTGCGGTTCCTGGAGTTCCAGCAGTTGCAGTACCAGCAGTTCCTCCTTTAGCAATTATACAAAAAATAGAAGATTGATTTCCATCAGTTCCTGGAGTTCCGGCATTTCCAGAATTTCCAGAACAAGAAGTCCACGTATTTGGAGCACAACTGGTAGCGCAAGAACCATCGATACCAGGAGCTCCTGCAGTACCAACAAAACCTTTATACCACCCATAATGAGTAAGCCCGTTTGTTGGGCAAGTTACAAGCCAAGAATTTGGAGCGCATATACCATTAGTACCGCAACCTCCTTCTGTACCTTTTGTTCCAGCATAACCTCTACAATTTCCATAAAATTGAACGCTATTTGATGGGCAAGTTAATGCCCATGTGTTTGGCGCACAAGAACCATCTAAAGCAGCATTAGCTCCAGCTACTCCAAATCCGCCGGCATAACCCCTGCAACTTCCGCAAAAATATGTTGAATTTACTGGACATAAGACGTAAGTAAAAGTATTTGGAGCGCATTTTCCAGGGGAGCCAGCAGCTCCCGCGCTACCAGCTCCGCCTTTTCCTGCGCCCCATACTGAACCTGCAACTCCTGCTCCTCCTGGAGATCCAGCTCCACCTCCGCCTCCTCCACCAGTTGAATACCAACAATTAGATTTCCAACGAAATGCTGCTCCGCCAGCTCCGCCCCCGCCTTGTGCTCCAGCAATATTCGTATAAGACGAATTAGAACAGCAAAAACTAGAATTTAATGTTGTTCCCCCAGCAGTTCCTCTATTTCCGCTTGAATAAGTTACCGAGCATGCAGTAGTAGCTTTACCGTATGTTCCACCTCTACCTGTAGTAACTTCTCCAGGACTGCCATATAAAGTTCCAGTTGCACCATATGCGAATCCTCCATATCCCCCTAAAATAGCTACTGGAGTAGGAGAATATATAGATCCAGTTCCACCTGCTGCTCCTGCGTGCCAGCAAGATGCTCCTCCTGCTCCACCAGTTCCAGTAAAAATAAATTTAGTGGGCGAATATGAGCCGCAGGAAATAGATGAAGATCCTCCTCCTGCTCCGCCTCCTGGACCACCAAGTCCAGCTGGACCGCAACTGGCTTTTCCTGCAGTTCCTGCAGTTCCGCCAGCTCCACCTTTACCTGCAGCTCCACCGCAACCTCCAGGACCACCTAACACCCCTAACCCTAAATATGCTCCTGCAGTACCTCCAGCTCCCCCAGTTCCTCCGGCACTTCCTGCGCCTCCTGGACCACCGCAAGCTCCTTTACCGCCTTTACCTGCAATGCCAGCAGTACCTCCAGCTCCACCGCAACCTCCAGGACCACCGCAAGCTCCTTTACCGCCTTTACCTGCAGCTCCTCCAGGACCTCCAGCTCCACCGCAACTTCCAGGACCAGCTAATCCTGCTGATCCTCCTTTACCTGCAATGCCAGCTGTTCCTGGATTTCCACTCATATTAACTTTAACTGAATTAACCCCAAATGGAAATGCTTGATTCCCTGAGCCAATGCTTATAGTTGTTGTTCCTGCATTAACTATGGTTCTTCTAATTTGTGTTCCGATACCAATTGGCATTTTTTATCCTTTTAATCTCTACCTAATGAATAAAGAGAAGGTAATTGTTCAACTATATTTTCTTTAGTTGTAATATATTTTCTTGGTAAATATGATATTGGTTTATCTGAATGCGATTCCGTATATACCACAAATGGAAATCCCGTAAGAGGTTCTTGTAAAATTCCAGTGTCAATATCGTGTCGCCACCAAGTATTTACTGCAGTTAAAACCTCTTCGTGATTATCATTTCCATATGATAAATGAATATATGGAATACCAGAATGGTCAAACCAAGAAACTAATTCTCTGTTTGTTAACGCATCTTCTGGTTGAGAAGATGTATACAAATAAACTTCGTCAATTAATCTTAATGTCATAAATTTTCTCCTTATTAAAAGAAACGTTAAATTATAATGCCAGCCATGGCAAAAGTACCAAACCAGTTTGTACCATTATCTATAGACCAATAGGTTAATACATCCATAGCATTGGCAGCGGTTGATAAAATTGGAGCAATCCCATCAGTATATTTAGCTCCATTTACAGTAACAAGCTTTCCTGAGCTTGTCGCTGGTTGTTTAATTATTAATGTTATTGGTCGTGTATATCCACTACCAACATTATAGTTATTTAAATTTAAAGCAACTGGACTTGCAATTCCAGAGCTAAGTGTTATATTAAAAATATTACCAGCACTTACATCTATATTAGTAACTCCGCCTGAACTAATAGTTATATCAGTAACTTTCTCTCTATATGTTGAAATATCAGAATTAGCAGATAAACCTTTTGCAGTTACATTAGTTATCGATGAGCCAGATAAAGCACCTAAATGTGTTGAGTTAGCAATTAACGTATTATTAATATTAAACGATTTTCCAGTAACTAAATCAATATTTTCTGAAAATCTCCATGCACTAGCTCCGCCTACTGCAGCAGTGGAATATATTATAGTTTTTTCGGTTGTACCTTTTAATGTAATACCACCTTGATCAGCAGTTGCATCAGTATATCCATCAAAATGCCCTACAAATTGAGTTCCACCAGATGCATTAACCGTTCCGCTAATAGTAATTTGTGTGTCAGAATTAATAGATACAATTGTTGCTCCAGCTGGCGGTATAGCTTGGCCAGAATCTTTTGTAAGAATCATTCCGGGAATCATTCCAGCAGTTGATGCAACAGTTAAAACTGCAGAACCCGCAGTACAAATAAATGTTAAATTTGGAATTCCAGCTGCATCACCTAGAGTAATATTTTTATCATCAATAGATAATGTACTTGAATTAATTGTTGTCGTAGTTCCGCTAATAGTTAAATTTCTAGCTGATAAATCGCCTGATAATGATAAAGATGTTCCAGTAGCTACACCAATATTAGGAGTAGTTAATGTTGGGCTATTATTTGCAACTAATGGACCAGTTCCTTGTTTGTCACTAATAATTCCAAGGAATTCAGAACTAGTTGTTGATGCAAATTGACTTAATTTGCCAGATTTAGAAGCAACAACGGTAGAATCTATTGCTAAAGTTGCAGCAGCTGAACCATTATAATTTGTTCCAGTTGACCAAGTTAATCCAGTACCATTAGCTAACGCATTTAAATTGTTACCCAAATATATTCCAGATATAGAATTTGCAGCTAATTTATATGTTGCAATAGCAGCATTATCATGAATATGATTATTTGCAATAGAATTATTTGCAATCATAGCAGCAGTAATTGATGCACCACTAGAGCCGCCACCACCGCCTGAAAGTACAACTGTTCCGGATTGATTCGGGAATATAATTATATTATTCCCACCAATATTATCAGCAATCAAAGAAACTGTATTTCCTGAATTGATAGTATTTGCAAATTTTATATTAACAATATTTTGAATTGAATTACTTGATTCGCCTAAATTTAATTTAGTAGTTCCAAGTGTTACTGAATTTGCAGCTAATTTATATGTTGCAATAGCAGCATTATCATGAATATGATTATTTGCAATAGAATTATTTGCAATCATAGCAGCAGTAATTGGAGCTCCTGTTGCTCCAGAAAGAATTACTGTTCCGGATTGATTCGGGAATATAATTATATTATTCCCACCAATATTATCAGCAATCAAAGAAACTGTATTTCCTGAATTGATAGTATTTGCAAAAGTTAAGTTTGTAATTCCTCTTAATGTAGTATTAGAAGAACCTAATGCAATATTTGTAGTTCCAATAGTTATAGAACTATTTGCGAATTTATTGTTTGTGATAGAACCATTTAACATTGCGTTAGTTACAGTTCCAGTATCACCAGTAGATATTACAGTTCCAGTATTAGCTGATAATGTTAAAACTCCCCCAGCAATCGCGCTTGGTTGTACTGTAGTTATACCAGAAGAAGAACCATTAAGTATAATAGATTTACCACTAGCTAATGCAATGTTTTCGGAACTAGTCCACGCAGAAAAAGTTGTATTTGCCCAATTAAAAGTCTTGTCGATTGTGCCTTTTAATGTGATACCTCCGCTATTAGCAGTTAAGTCTGAGACGCCGGCAATATCACCAACAAATTGCGTTCCGCTAGTTGTGTTTATATTAACATTAACAGTAATTTGTGTGGTAGAATCAACAGAAACAATTGTAGCCGCTCCACCTGGAGGAGTAGCTTGACCGCCAGTTTTAGTAATAATCATTCCAGGAATTAACCCAGCAGTTGATGTAACAGCTATAATTGGAGAACCACTACTGCAAGTAAATGTAACTGAAGTGTATGAAGCAACATCGCCAAGAGTTATATTTTTATCATCAATAGATAATGTATTTGTATTAATTGTAGTTGTTAATCCGTTAACAACCAAATTACCTGCAACAGTTAAATCGCTACCGAATGTTGCTGCATTAGTAAATTTATTACCAATCAATGTTGTTAAAAATGTATTTGCTCCATCTAATTCATTTTTTGTAGTTATTTTATAATATGATGTATTACTATTAACATCTCTAATTTCCCATTGTG